AGTAAGAGATAGAGCTTTTTTCTTATATAGACTTGCTAAATTATATGCTTAAATATAAAATCCCTCAGATTGTTACGTTGACCCGTTTATAGATATGGACAAGATCTTTTCCATTGCCCCGCTTATAGATAAATCCTTTTTAAATATTTCCATAAAAAAAAGCTGTACCCTCAGAAGATACAGCTTTTTTTATGTGATTCCGTTGCGATTCGAACGCAAGACCCACGCCTTAGAAGGGCTACAAGTACAATCACTTTTTATAACTGATTTACAAGCAATTATCACGCATGTCAAAAAAAATGCCGACAAACCCTTTGACAAACCCTAAATTGTCGTTGGTTATCGCATTGCGATTAATATTTTAATTCACGGCAAAATTAAAGAGGAAAAAGACAATATGAACGCCTTCCCCCTCTTTAATTACAGTTATTTAACCAAACAAGAAATATCCTCGTTATTCTCAACTTATCAGGATATAACAGAAGTCATTTTTATATCAACATTAATGCTTCTTGTATCCCGGCTTCCAGTGCTTCCTCGTAGGTGACATATACTTTATAGCCATTCCCTTTGTTTATTTCGTTCTCCATCCAGTCGCTTTCTTCTGTTGGAACATTGAAATCACAAAAAGAAAGCTTCCATCTTTTTCCAATAACAGGTTCTACATATACATACACACCTCTTATTTCACGCAGCCATTTCTGGGCGATGGATTGAGTAGGACAAGAATAGAATGATTTAGGAAGATCATTATTGGTTCGATATACGGTTTCCATTAGCTTGCCGTTATCGTTAATGATATCTTTGCAAAATTCATTAAATCCTTTCTCTTTTAGAATCTTCGCTGTTTTTAAAGTTACAAGTTCTTCGGTCATAACTATTTCTTATTTAATTCATAACGTGGTAATTGCCAATCCTTCGCAATATCATCTATTTTATCGTCATAATGATTGTCGTAAACATACTGATTAAGGTTATCTATAAATCCATCATCGTCAAGTCCTTCATCGCAATCATCAAACATATCAAGTTCACAGGCTAACTTGGAACATTCACAGTGGGATACCCAGTCATCAACACGACCGTCATAAACATTGGTCTGTCTGTTGTATTTTTCTCCAACGGAAATTACTCCACCGCAAAAATTGCACCTGTGCTCTTTACGAGCGACAGGAGTTTTATCTCTTAACACTTTCATAGTTATTCTCCTTTCTTCTTTTCACATTCTTCACACTCTTCACAATGCAACTTATAAGCATGGGCAAACATTCGTAGAGTAACAGGCTCAAAGTTAAAATCCGCCTGTTTCCCTTCTATAACAACAGAAACACACAATTGTCCATCGCAAAAGTCAATATACGCTTCACCACCTCCATTTCCTTTAATGGAAAGTGTTTGTGTCTGTACGCTATTCATTATTCACCTCCTTTAATCTTTTAATTAGTGCATCAGCGCAATTAACCGCATATTTAGCGATTGCATCAGAATTACCCCCACAGTCATCTGCTACAACAGCCTTAATAATATCTTTCGCTAATTCGTACCTACGTTGTTCCCAATCAATTACTAAATTCCCAACATTCAAAAAATCAAGTTCGCATTCTCTGAAAACCATATTATCGCACACATATAGGTTATCTCCGCTATGTTGCGCGTTGATATTTACTTTGGGAATTACATCTACCAAAACTCCTGTTGATTTTATTCTTGCTTTCATTATTCCTCCTTAATTATTCGCTCATTTATAATAAACTCTCCATGAATATCAATGGGAAGCATATTGGAAACACTCGCATGATAAGTCTTACCGTCCATTGCCTTACATAGTGGATGTATTTCTTTAGGCATAGGGGCAGGACATTTTTTACAATGTCTTATCATTTCAAAATGTCTGTTTTCCTTATTGCCACAACATTCACAATGAATTGGATAGTAAAAATAAGTACGTTCCAACTGGGTTTCTTTTCCACATATTTCGCATCTGCCCCATTCTATTGAATTACACATGATTGTTCCTCCTTCTCTGTTTTAATATCTGTTACTTTACCACGACTGACAAAACAGAAACAACCCATCACATTGCATAGATATGTTTCATGCCTCATCTCACACTCATCGCATTCCTTACGCAATGAACATTTACTGCAACCAAAATTTATAGTGAACGCATCAATCATTTCATGCAGCACTCCATCAATTATTATTCCGTTTTTTACTTCCATAATTATTTTCTCCTATGCGTTTTACGGTTTTTATTCTTCTTCCTGCGTTTCGCAATCTGCTTGTTTGTACACCTATCATCTTTTGGGCGATATTTTTTCATTTTGGGTGCATCACACGGTTCTAAAGGAGAAATATCACTATATGGATTATAAATCTCATAACAAGTATTTTCATTCCAAAAAATTTCGTTCTGCATATTTTAATCTCCTTTCTCTTTAATCCGTTCAAGTACATCCTTGTTGGCTTCTAGTATATCATCAAAAGAAGGGATAGGCATCCACATGTCACACTCGTAGTCGTTCCAATCCTCAAATTCAAATCCTCCGTCTGTCGCAACGTATGGCGATCTCCCGGATGAAACAACGATATAGCCACTAACAATCGCTCCATTTGATACCATTCTGCAAAGGACAAGCTTGTTTGGCTCCGGCAACCGTTCATTAACGCTTATCCAAGGAGATTGCTTCGACTGCCATTCGGCACCAGAAATAAAGTCAACAATGCAGTATGGTTCACAATGAAGCTGCCTGTTTCTGCAATCATTGGAATATTTTTTTGCTGCTTCTTCTACTGTCTGTTTCATATCTTTCTTATTACCAGTCTCCACCATCATTTAATACGCCATCAATAGTAGTTACACTATTTTCAATGTTGCTGCCTCCATATTGCGTAAATTCCGGTGTAGGATTATAGTCTGTATCTCCATGCATCATTACATGAAGTGAACCACTGGCTGAATACAGCCAAAGGCGTTTACCGTCCTTTTCCCACCTTTTTTGCAAGTCGTTTCAAAGAGTCAATTAACTTATCTTCTTCGGGAGTACATTCTATCCCAGCTTCTGTTTGATATTTGCTCATATCTATATTTGATTTGAATTATTTTTTCCGTTGAATTTTCTTTGCCATCTGTCGCAACTGTCTGGCCTTATCTAGCGAACGTATGCCTCTACAATTGTCTTCAATTATTAAGGCCGCTTCTTTTAACAGTCTGAGCAATCGTACTGTATCTGTCTTACATATTTCCATTATTCGCTTGCTATAATAATTACCACCTTGTTCTTGACATCAAACCTGTAAACAGGTAATGGTACGGATGTTCGGACATATTCCTTATTTTCAGATTTCATATAATATCGGGAAAATTCCACAGAAGCCTCTTCTCTGTTCACCGCTATTATCGAGATATAGTTATCTTCGTCTATTTTAAAGCGATAATAATCCATGCCTGCTTGTTTTATAATATCATTGGCCTCCCTGTACCTAGATATGCTCAACCGGCTGAATGGGAGCGAATGAAGTGATATCATCTGATCAATAGCTAACTTTGTACTGTCATACAGGTTTATCCCGTCTTCAGGTATTGTATAAATCTGCAAATTCAAGCTGTCGGCCTGTTTATCCGCACCTATAAGAAGATTATTAATCCAACGACTGATATTGACGCCTTTTGCTTTCTGCCTCTCTATCATCTGCGCCACATCCGGAGTCGGTCTAAAATTGATTATTTCTGCCATATATTAAATGTATTACGATTATTACATAACACAAATTAATATGACAACTGTAATACAATGGTTATCCAATTTCCAAAATATACACCAATATTGTCAGTCTTCATGCCCTTCCTCTCCTTCTTCATCGGCAGTCGGATCAGGCAAGTTTCTGTACCTTGCATTGAGCTGGGCTATCTTCTGCTCCGCTGAAAGATCTCGTTTTGCGTTTTCTTTAAAGTCTACGGACGAAAGAGACGGCATGGCATATTTGATAATTCGGGAAACAGCAAGCACTTTATCACTAGGATCATCAATAGCCTCTATTATCTCTCCCATACTCTCAATAAACGGAGCCAGTTGCTCCATAAGCTTGTTTCGATAATGACGGACAGTCCTATATCCTTTTTTAACTCCCCCCACCTTTGGATGTCCTATTGTAAATTTACCATTTTCATCATGAAGAGGCTTTGTGTTTTCCTTAGTGCAAAGATGCAATAATTCCGGACGGGCAAACATGGTAATCCCATTGTCAAGTTCCACGCATATATTATCGTCCGACTCAACTTTGACAACCGTGCCTTTCCATGAGGTTCCATCAAGAGCCACCTTGTCCCCTTCCTTATACAATATACTTCCGTCTTGCATTATATCAACATGATACAAATGTAACTGATTACTTTTGATATTAAATAATAAAGTGCAATTTACGATTTATGGGACTTTTATCCAGTGTTCTAGGCGGCAATAAAGCCTATAAGGAATCAATCAAAGATCTTCAAAAGGCGAAGGATCTTGAAATGAACTATTATCAGGAACAGGCTTACGCTGATCCTCTTCAGGACAGTGCGAATCAGGCGGCTCTGCGTCAAGCCAGAGAACTGCTGATGGCAAACAACAAACGGACAGCAGGAAGCGCCGCTGTAACAGGTGCTACAGATGAGAGCGTTGCCTTGCAGAAGCAGGGAGCCAACCAGTCACTTGAAAATATTACGGCCGGAATAGCCTCAACCGCCACTGCCAAAAAAGATCAGGCCATGAAAAATTATCTGGATGCAAACCGATCATATACGGAGGCTATCAATAATGTGAAACAACAACAGGCCCAACAGGAATCATCGGCATTAGGAGGTCTTCTCAATACAGGTATAACGGCTGCGGCCACTGTTTTCGGTGGCCCCATAGGCGGTGCTGTAGCCAGTCAAATCACTAAAAAGAAATAGCAGGTATGGCAGTTACGGACAGATATACCAATTATCAAAAAAGAAAAGAAGCTGCCGGCATTGTCAATCCGGAGGAAGAGCGGCAGATCCATGATGAGTCTGTGGCGAGACAAGCTGAGGAAAACGCACGGGAACAGTTGCCGTTACGTCCCACGGTGGCTGTTCAAAAACCTGCGACGAGTGTGTCTACAGTCAATACCGTTCAAGAACGGGAAAATGCGGACAAGCTTCCCGTCCAGCTTCCTGGTACAGAAAAGCCGTGGCAGGAAATGAGCGCACAAGAAGCCTATGCGGCTCATCCCCAGCTGTCACCGGCCGCATACCTGTCAGGAGTGGCTTCTTATCGCAAGAAAAAAGGACAAGAGGGATTATCTTACACCGAACTTGCGGAAGCCCTGAGAGGACGGGACCCGTTACAAAGCGAGGAGGACAGAATTAATGCCGAAAGACGTTTACGTGCCGCCGAGAGTATCAATGCTGTAGGAAGTGTTCTGGCCAATCTGGTGAATGTGGTAAGAACACGAAGAGGCAATCCGTCAATGAATCTTTCAGGAGCCGGACGTGAAGGCCAAGCACGTATTGACAGAATACGCCAATACAGGGACAATCTGTCACGTCAGAATTATCAGGACTATATCGGAGCGATCGCACGTGACAGGGCCGAGCAGGCGAGAATAGAATTGAATCAGGCAAAACAAAAACAATTTTATGACAAGCTTGACCACGATGCCGCGCAGAAAGAACTGGAACGCCAATTCAAAATAGACTATTCTCTTCTTTCACAGGGACAAAAAGAAAAGCTGGAATCCATAAAAGATAAACACAGACGCGGGCAAATTTCTCTATCCAAAGCGTTAGAACTAAAAAATAGAATTACAACTGAATCAAGAAAAGAACAATTCATAGATGTTCCGTCAAGAGATGGCAGGACATCAAAGCGATATAGTCAGAAAGAAAATGGCAACAATTGGATTACTACTGCCTATAAAGACGTTCTAGAAATGACAGGAGGAGATAACAGCCCCTATAAAGTAAAAAAAGAATCCGGATTTTATGGTAGTGGAAGCACTACCCCTACAAATCAAGAGATGTACGAATCTATTTCCAAGTATGCAGCCGAGAACAAAAGAAAATCGCTTTTACCTAACGGAGAGAAAAGAACAGGAAAACTTTTACCGCAATAATAAAAAAAATTAATATATGCCAAAGCCCAAAAGAGAAATTCTATACGATAATCTCATTCAGTCAGGAAGAGTCTCAGAATATGAGATAGGTACATTAGACCAGTTCAGAAATGCTATAAAAGACAAAAGGACTGCCGATGAATTTTATAATAATCTGATAGATTTTGGCTTGTCAGAAGATGAGATAGGTACTGCTGATGATTTTTACAAAAGTATAGCAAGTGATTTTGAGGTTAATCCGCAGCAGGAACCTCAAGCATCTGTATCACGAAAACCATTCCTGAATACCGGTTTGCCGTCTGACGAAGTCCTGAGCTCATTTAAAGCAGGTACACAACAAACATCCTACTCACCGGTTACTTCTGAAAGCACACAACTTACGGAGCAACAAGTGTCAACCCCTCAGAAATCTATCGAAGAAGAAACCATTCATACAATGGAGCCTCAGTCGAAACAGTCAAGACAATCCGTGTTACAAATGGGGCTTCCGGAAGATGAGGCCATGAAATTATTTAAGGCAGATACACAAATATTAGCCTACGCGCCCAAAGAAGAGGTGGAAAACATCTGGAATGATGAACTAAAAGAAATTGTAGATAATTTGATATCCTCCACCCGTGAGCAAGGAAGGAAAGAATTAGAAGAATACAATAGGAAGGTCTATGGCGACAAAAGCTGGTTTAATTTTAGCGGCTCCGCCGGGCAAGGGAGGCAGCAGAATGACATCTACGCAAAGGCAACAGACATGCGACATGTAATAGACGGTGTTTCCCAATACCTTGACAGCAAAAAAGGAGTAGAAGCAGGACAAGGAACAGCTCAAAGCATACATGAAGGGAATGATATTCGCAACAAGCTTATGCAAAAGGTATATGATTACCTTGTGCAAAAAAATACGCCTAAAGGAACGGCAGAATACATACTAAGAAGTGCTTTTGAAAATTCGACTTTGGGAAATATACTAGGTCTTTCAAACGGGAAAAGTGCTGTACAACGTCAGATTGAGATGCAAGGGACACAGAACTATGATGCAACCGGACTAGAAAAATTTGCCGGGACTGCTGCCGGAATTGCTATGGACCTGCCTGTCATGTCTGTAACCGGAGGTATAGGAGGCACGGTCGGAAAGGCCGTTTCACGTCCTATCATTAACAATCTTGCAAAACGATACATGCTATCTGGGATCAGTGAAGAAGCGGCCAAAGGAATCGCTTCGCGCGTCATCCAACAAAGTGGACTACGGTGGGGAATACGCACAGCATCCGAAGCAGCGAATTTTGCCGCATTGGAAGGGGCCGGGAGTGCAGCTTCCCAGTTATATGCTACAGACAACATCGACGCATGGAAAGTAATTGAAGCGTCCGGTAAAGGAGCGGCCACTGGCGCGGTTATGGGGCTGTTCGGGATTGTTCCAGAAAAGACACAATCGTTAATCAGCAAAGGCCTTGGGAAAAAGACAGGCAAGGCATTCGGCTATGGAACCTCATTGGGAGGACGTACAGCCATTCTCGCCGGAAGTTCCGTCATGGGTCAGTACATGGAGAATCCGGATTTCAATATCAATGATGTAGACTGGACAGACGAATTAGTTCACGCGGGTCTTATGAATATCGGATTTGACATATTGGGAGTCGTTAAAGGCTACTCGGCCAAGAGGCGTATGAAAGGCATTGACTTGTCAGATATAAACCTGTCAAAGGAAAATATACACCAACTTAACCAAGCAGGTATAAAAGGAAATAACGCAAAGGAAATAACAGAATCTATACTACAGCTCCGGGATGCTAACGAACTCCGTAAATCTCCAGAGCAGACGGAAGGGCTTGCTGACAACACATGGGCGGAAGTTTCACAGGAGATGGCATTCAAGAAAGAACAGTCCGCCATTGGCCAGCTTCTCGCAGATCCTAACATTGATTTGGCTACCAAAGCGAAAGTCGGATATATCATTACTGGGAACTATTTCAAGCTCTCTCCTTCAACCAATGTCAGTGACGTAGAAGAAACCCAAGACGGACAATTTAAGGTTGACATATTCAATGCTTCAGGACAGACCAATGAATCAAGATACTTTAACTCGCGCGGAAAGGCTGAGAATTACAGATACGACACGATGAATCAGGTGAAACCCAATCAAGTCAGTGCGCTTGAAGAAATGATGGAAAATGCCAGCAAAATGTCATCCGCAATCCGCATGTTCGACATGTTCGCACAACAATTCGGCATCTCACGCGAGCAGGTTGGAGAAATATACGCACGAGGAAAAAACGGCTATCAGTTTAAACAAACAGGTGAAGAACAGGCGAAACGTTTGTATAGGATGCTTGACAATACCCTGAAAGATATTACATCCACCGAAGACTATCACTATAGTACATCCAAACTAAGAGGAAGAATGGACGAAGGATATGGCAAGGAATCAGGATGGATGGACAAAGTTTTGAAGAAAAAATACAATTCACTGACAGAAGAAGAACGCCGCGCATACGATGAATATGTAGAAAATATGCAGAATATCCTACAAGGCGAAAAAAAGGAACAGGCATTAGATGAAGGTACAGGCAATTATCAAGAAACAGTACCTGTAGAGCAAGACGTTCTTCCAGTTGCCGGAACAAACGAGATGCAAGAAATTCCAACAAATGTACCGACCGGTTACAGTCGCGGTGAAGCCATTTTCAAGAAGCATAATCCACAGGAAATGCGTGGCGTAATTGTACGTGAACGTATTTCAAAGGAACGGCTTATGCAGACAGGCATGACGGAACAGGATATTGAATCGTTAATCATGGCTTCGGAAAAGCAACGTTCGCAAGCGTTGAGTCAGATGGATATCAACATCCGACGACTGGCAGAAGACTATTTGGAACAACGCGATGCTGCTGACGGACTAAACGATGCACTGGACGAAGCTCATGTACCCGAAGTACAGGCGGCGCAGCAGAAAGTACAATCTATGTCCCCCAATGGCAATGTAGTCGTTGTGGAACTTGGAAAATACGGTGACAAAAATCACGAAGTAGGGATTATTGTAAACGGTATGGATGCGGAAGGGAATTATACTTCTCCTGAAAGACAAGTCATTGTTATACCACTGGAAACTGTCAATGGAAAACCTGACTTTAACAGCTTTGATGAAAACAACGCTATCTCAATGATCCCCTCCAATGTCTATTCCCCGTCATTCCTTGAACAGAACGTAGTACTCAATGACATGCTGACAGACTACCAAAATGACGCCATGATTCTTGACGCTCCCGAAATTGTTCCCGGACAAACTTATACGCTTGCAACGGGTAGTGGAGAGACGTTCAATGTGGCTGTATTGGGCAAACATCCCAGTGGAAAATGGACTGTGCAGGAAGAAGGACAGTCAGCACCAGAACTGATTTCCCATGAAGATCTGTCAGAAATGATCGGTAATGCAGAAGCGATTCCCTACATGCTTGAATACGCGGAAGCTGATAAAAGATTCTCTTTGGAACAGGAGCAGACCACCAAAGAAATTGAACGTCAACAAAAGAAAGCCGAGAAAGAAGCACAACGTATTGTCAAAGAACAGGAGCGCATTGCCGCCAAGCAGACGGCGGAAGAAGAGCAAAAGCGCATAGCCGAAGAAATAAAAAAACCAATCAACCGTCTTGCTAGATATCCTGAAGGGCATAAACGCGCCGGTATGCCTGATTATGAGAACAGCGATCCGGACGATGTACGTGCCTATTTAGTGGATCTGTTAGGTATAAACGATGCGGTTAAAAGCATACGAAATCAGATTGAAGCATTACGAGAAGAAGAAAAGAAACAGACTGAGAAATTACAGAATGACCAAACAGAAGTAGCGAACAGTGTACTGGGACCCGATGAAATGATTGCCGCCCGTGAATTTTTAGAAGAAGAAAAAGAAGTATTAAACTCCACACGGAAAAGCCTTTCTTTCTGGAATAATTTGCTCGAAATTACGGGTGGCAAATCATCCGAACAAGTTCAAAGTATAGTAAACAAGGCAGAAGCTGCACAGAAATCGCAACACTCAAAGCAGAATGTATATAAGCCCAGTAAAGAATATACCGACGCACAAAAACTAATGAAGGACAGCAAGAACGCATTGGACATCTTGTCAGACCTCAATCCACATACCTCCGAAGAGCTGGCTGCCATTATTCTTTCCGCTGGTGACATCAGACTCACCCCTGAAAGTCTGAAGAAAGAAAGCGGCTATAGTAATTCAGATCTCTCTGGATTTATTGGTCTGATATCCAAAGATGGCATGTCTGTACGTGAAGCTGGCGACAGACTGATGCAGATAGACCGTGAAGGAGAATTGAACATACTTGACCAATACGACCCCAATGCCGGTCTGAACGCCATTATCGGTGCATTATCCGAATCACGCACCATGGGAAATCTGAATCGTATGGTTGAACGTAACCGAATAGCACAAGCTAAACAATTATACAAAGAGGAAGAAGCAGCCATAATGCAAGAAATGGATAATGCCTCATGGGAAGAATACGGCATGAGCTATGAGGATTTGCAAAAATTACAAGATGCTATTACAGCATCTATGGAACAAATGCCACATTTGGTGGAAGAATTTAAAAAATCGGATGAATACATCGAATTTATCAATACATTTGTAGAAACCAAAGGAACCATAGACAATGGAAAAGAAAGAAATGACCGAACTAGCTTATCAGAGAGTACAGATGAAATTACGGATGATGAGTCACAAAGAGATAATCGCCCTTCTCCCAGAAGCGAAGAAGGCTATGACCGAGATAGAGAAAAAGTTTCTGAAACGCAATCTGGCGAACGGAGCAGACGGACAAAGGGAAGCATTGAGGGTAATCAGCAGTTATCTGATGAAACAGGAAATGGAGAAACTGAAAGCGGAGCAGGAGAAATAAAACCCGAAGGCAAGAAGAATGACACGGCTGCTCTTCAAAGCGAACTTTCCATTCACAAAGCTAATATTTTATCTGGCACTAAACAAAATACAACACAAGACCATATTGCGGAAGCGCGCGAAATGGTCGACACCTCCCCTACAGAAGCACAGAAGGAGGCCGGCAACTACAAGAAAGGTCATGTCAAGATTGACGGGTACGATGTAACCATTGAGAATCCCAAAGGCTCTGTCCGTAGCGGAAGGGATGCCAACGGACAGGAATGGAGCATTACCATGAACAACGACTACGGCTATATCCGTGGCACGAAAGCCGTGGACGGTGACCATATAGATATATTCCTGTCTGACAATCCATCCGAAGGAAATGTGTTTGTCGTAGACCAACTCAATGAAAAAGGTGAATTTGACGAAAGTAAGGTGATGTACGGTTTTCCGTCTATGGATGAGGCACGTTCCTCTTATCTTGCAAACTATTCTCCTGGTTGGGAAAACCGAATAGGTACCATTACAGAAGTAACGAAGGAAGAGTTCAATAAATGGATTGATTCTTCAGTAAAGAAGACCAAGCCTTTTTCCGAGTACAAGAGCGTAAAACTTGAAATTGTACAGAAAGAAAATGCTGACAAAAAATATTCCGTAGAAAAGAGACATCATGCCAAAAAGAATACCGATATTTACGCTGTGAAATTTGAAGAACGGTATGACCGGGAAAAATTTTTAGAACTGAAAGGCAGGGTAAAGGAATTTGGAGGATATTATTCCTCTTTCGGCAAGGGCGGATTCATATTCAACAACGTGGATGATGCTCGCAAATTCGGTGATACTATTACTAATCAAATAACAGCAGAAAACAATGGAAACGAACGAAAGTCTATGGAGAGCCAAGCGTTCTATACAGAGGGCAAGGCAGACGAACTTAGAGACCAAGCAGGCATTGAGGAAACGATTGCAGAGGCTGGAACAGGAAGAAAAAGCGGAAGCGATATATATAGCCGACCTAGAGAAACAAGTGATGGAGAAAGTGCAGAACAACTAATCACCATCAGACACGGGTACCAAAAAGGTGATAAAGTGATGTATAAAGGCGAACAGGCCATTATATATGACTTTGAACCAAACGGACTTCCTATTTTAAATACAGGATTGGCACCAGTCATTTACGAGTTAGGGAACTGGGATGATATTTCTCCTATCAAAGAGGAACCTGTCACTATAAAGGAGGTAATAGAAATAGCTGTTGCTAATACTCCGAAAAAGAAATTGGAGAAGGCAAAGCGGCAATCGACCGAGCGTAAGAATAGACGAAATACATACAGAAAAGAGATAGGCGATTTATTTGCAAAAGCTGACGATTTGGACAAGGAATTGGACAAATTGGAAAAGCAAGTAGATGAAAAGTATACTCCGAAATGGGAATATTCCGTCACTGTGGATAAAGAGACAGGTTATACGACTCTGAACCGTGATGATGTGAACGGACCTATCCCTATTGGTGACGGGCGTTTCAACTATTCGGCAAACAGTCCACAAGAAATGCTGGATATCCTTCGTAACCCCCAAAATGGGATGCAGGAAGTTCTTGACGCTGTCGGTGTGACGCTTGAAAATAAAATAAAGAAGCGCGAAACAGATCGCAACCGAACTGAAATAAATGAGCTAATAAAAGATACAGAAAATGGAAGACGAATTGAAACAACGGATAGAAGCCTACGAGAAGAAAGTAGGCAAGAAATTAAAGGAACTGAACGAGGAAGAAACGATAGAAGCGTGCATGGAGATCATGTCTCTGACAAGAACGGAAGCGGAAGAGTATCTGAACCAAGTGGCAGCGAGCAGCCTGTTGTAACGCAAAACCGCAACAACTTTTTGTACGGAAACAGACATCTTGAACTGCCTGCTGGAGAAATAGGAAAACTGAAAGGTAACATTGAAGCGATACGTACCCTAAAGGAACTGGAAGAAAGTGGAGAGATGGCTACTCCAGAACAGAAAGAGAAGCTGTTGAAATTTGTGGGATGGGGAGGTTTGGCCGAATCGCTTAATGATACAGAGTATCGGGAATGGAAAAGATATCAGGATATCACCTATTGGAACGGTGAACAAGGCAATACACCATGGGGGAAAAAGTATGGTTCCCATTATGAGGCTTTACGCCCTCTCCTTACAGATGAAGAGTTCGGTTCCGCACAAGCTTCCACACTGAGCAGCCACTACACTCCCGAAACGGTTATCCGCAATATGTGGAGCGCATTGGAATATCTAGGCTTTAAAGGTGGAAAAATACTGGAACCTGCCATGGGTGTAGGAAATATCATCGGATTTATGCCGGAAAAAATAAGCCGCAGAAGCCGTATCTCTGGTTATGAACTAGACAGCATACCAGGACGAATAGCGAAGCAACTTTATCCAGACGCAAACATCAAGATTGCAGGCTATGAAACAGAGTTCCACCCCAATACCAAAGACGCCATAGTCACCAATGTACCGTTTGGTCAGATAGCACCGATAGACCCGGCACTGGACAAGACATTACGCAACAAGTTGAAAGGGGCTTATAATCTCCACAATTACTTTATTGTAAAAGGCCTGCTGGAACTGAAACCAGGTGGCGTTGGTGTGTTTATCACTTCATCCGCCACCATGGACGGAAGAAACAGCAAGGCACGCGAATATATATCAGGTTTGGAGGTAGACCTTATCGGAGCAATCAGGTTGCCCAACAACACATTTAAAGCCAATGCGGGTACGGAAGTAACGGCAGACATTCTGTTTTTCCGGAAACGGTTGCCAGGAGAAGCGTCTAATGGTGTAAACTTTGTTACACTTGGGCAAATTGGTACAGGGACTTACGAAGTCCCATCCAAAATAAAGGGTGAATATGAAGAAGTGGAAATTCCTCTGTTGGTCAATGAATATTTCGTCACACATCCCGAAATGATGCTGGGTACGGTAATGACCGCCCACGATGCAGGAAGCGGCGGACTATATGGCGGAGATAGCCAAACATTGGTAGCTCGACCGGGAAGCACGCTTGATATGGAACTAGCAGATGCGGTAACCAAACTTCCCGAAAACATTCTTGAAGAGACTAGAAATATGATTGCCGAAACGGAATCCAATAACGACAAACCCAAACTACCTCGTAAGAGAACAGGGGAGTTAAGCGTAAAAAACGGAAAAGTCTATGTGTTCGATGAAGAAACAACAAGCGAAGTGGCGGCAGGTACGTTCAAACACAACAAAAAAGAGCATACCTATGCCGACGCAACCAAAGATTACCTGCAATTAAAAAACACTTTGAAAGAATTGATACGTCAGGAACGTGAAAAAGCTGAGGATCCTGCCACACTCCGCAAAGAATTGAATGACCAATATGATACTTTTGTGGAAAAATACGGAAGACTAAACGGTAACAAGAATCTGAACGTCATCCTAGAAGAAGATTATGAACGTTTTCTTCCACAAGCACTGGAGAACATAAGAATATCCATAGATCCAAGTACCGGGAAAAGAAACAAAGTTATTGAAAAAAACACAAAAGGCATCTTGTCCATTCGTGTCAGCCAACCCATGACAGAGCCTCTAAAAGCGGAAAACCTACAGGATGCCATCGACATCAGTCAAGCATATCACGGACGTATAGATCTGGACTATATCAGCCACATGTTGAATATACCTACAGAAGAGGCCCGTGAACGCATTCTACAAGGAAGACAGGCTTTTGAAGATCCTGTCACCGGTGTTTTAATCGACAGGGACGCTTACTTGAGCGGAAACATACGGGATAAACTGGAACAGGCACGAAATGCGGCTCTACAAGATTCCAAGTTTGATACCAACGTATCCGAATTGGAAGCATCCATGCCCGAAACCATTCCGTTTATTGATATCTCATACAAGATTGGAACACCATGGATTCCAGTAGAGGTATATGCAGATTTTGCATCCGAAGTGTTAGGCATTTCGAATGTATCGGTACGTTATGTGCAAGCTGTGGATGAATTCATGCTTTCGGGAGGTCATGTCAGTGACTTTACCAAAGCAAATGACTACAACACTCCGGCAAGAAGCGTTCTGGATCTGTTCAATGATGCCATAAATCTACGTAAGCCTACCATATATCGTCAAATAGGCAAAGACAATCGTGTGAAAGATGAAGATGCTACCCGTGAAGCCGTACAACGGATTATGGATATGAACGATGCTTTTGTACGTTACATACAAGAAAAGGCAAATATTCATTCCCGACTACAGAACATCTACAATGACCGGTACAACAATTATCGTTTACGTGAATATCGTGAGCCTCAATTCAAGAGTACGGACGGAAAGATACATTACCCTGGAGCAAACAAAGACATAACCTTACGCACCCATCAGATAAAAGCGGTACAACGCAGTTTGCAAGGAAGCACACTGCTTGCCCATCAAGTAGGTACAGGAAAGACATTTACCATGATCACTACCGCCATGGAGATGCGCCGATTAGGACTGGCAAAGAAACCCATGATAGTGGTACAAAATGCTACTTTGCAAGATTTCGCATCGGACTTTATGAAACTTTACCCTAGTGCAAGAATTCTAGTACCAGGCGAGGAAGAACGCAGCGCATCACAACGCAAACGCCTGTTCAACCTAATAGCTACGGGAGACTTTGATGCTATCATCATACCACAGAGTTTCCTTGCATTCATTCCGGATGATCCCGGGCGAAAGGCAGCGTTGATACAGCAGCGTGTAGACGAAATTATAGCAGCAGCTAATGAATTGGAGGTAGAAGACAAACAATTGGCAAACCGCTTGCGCCGTGAAGCAAAAAACCTCTCATTATCTCTACAAGTCAATAAAGAAGAAGGAGCAGGAACAAAGAAAAAGAAAACCAATGTAAAGCAACAGGCCAAAAAGGCTGAAAGCACATTATCCAGAGAGTCGCGCAAATTGGACCGCCGCACGGATGACGTGCTCACCTTTGAACAAATGGGTGTGGATGCTCTCTTTATTGATGAGGCCCATAACTTCAAAAAGATCGGTTTTTCCACCAAGATGCAAAACGTAAAAGGAATTGATACCGGATTTTCCGAACGTGCCAATTCCCTTCTGCTGAAATCAACATTTGTACAGGAACGCAACGGAGGGCGTAATGTGATTTTAGCTACAGGAACCCCCATTACAAACACTATGGCCGAAGTATGGACAATGATGCGATTTGTAGCCCCTGAAATATTGGAGGATTATAACATCAAGACATTTGACGAATTCGCAGCCACTTTCGGACAGGTGGAGCCTTCATTGGAGTTTACCAGTACAGGAAACTTCAAAATAGCTGACCGTTTCAAGAGCTATGTGAATGTACCTGAACTGGTGAAGGCCTTTCGCAGCCATGCTGATGTGGTACTGACTACAGATGTTCCTGAATTCAAGCAGTCCAAAAGCATTCCACAATTGAAGAATGGCCGAATGACCAACCATGTTATTCAAAAATCAGAAAAATTACAGGAAGTGATGGATGTACTGATAGAGGTGTTGAAGGAGGATGAAAACAAGCATGGAAAAGATAAGACGCCCGGACTTCCTCTTGTAGTGTTTCAAAAAGCCAAACAGGCAGCTATAGACTTGCGTCTTATCAATCCGTCATTTCCTGACGATCCTGAATCAAAAACCAACAAAGTGGTTTCCGAAGTGAAGCGCATCTACCAAGAAAGCACATCTGACAAAGGAGTCCAGATGATTTTCTGTGACAGTTACCAAAGTCCAGCAAACGAGCCAACTATTGATTTGTTCGGTTATGAGGAAGACGTTCCACAGTTCAACCTGTACAGAGACATCAAAGAGAAACTCATCAAGGAAGGAATCCCCAAAGATCAGATTGTTATAGTCAGTGAGATTACGAATGCCGACCGTAAAAAAGCTGTATTCCAAAAGGCCCGTGATGGTGAGATAAGGGTACTTATAGGAGGTACGGAAAAAATGGGTGTAGGAGTAAATGTACAAGACAGAATGATAGCACTCCACCACATGGATGCTCCCATACGTCCCATGGACTTCGAGCAGCGTAACGGACGAATCCTGCGACAAGGCAACATGTATGCAGCCAAAGGAATGCCTGTGGAAATACTTACTTATGGTGTGGAAGGCACATTGGACGCCACCGCATACGACCGTCTGCGCATCAAGCAGAATTTTATCAACCAGATGATGAAAGGCAATGTGAACGGACGCGTGATGGAAGATGAGGACAGTGAGGATCCCAGTGGAAAGACATTCAATCAAATGGCAGCGGAACTATCTGGAGACCAGACCGCACAAATGCTATTCATAGCGGAAAATAACGTAAAGAAACTGGAGGGATTGAAACGAAGCCATGAAATAAAGAAAATGTACGCACGCACTGAAATACCAGTACTGAACACCAGCATTGCGGTATTGAAGTCCTCATTGGATAAAGCGATACGAATTTCCAAGCAAATTGCCGAAAAGTTTCCGAATGGCATCGAACGAATATCAGCTAACGGACATTCTTATTCCGACAAGTGGGCCACAGCACTTGCCGACATAGCTGGTAAATATGAAGAAGAATATACTCTGAACAGGAACACTCCTCCTGTAAGCATAAGACTGAACAAAGATGCGGCCGAACTAGTTCTTTATCACGATAACGGACAATTGAAATATTCACTCTATGCCGGAAAAGATATAATAACAGAAGGTAAGGATATAAATACATTCTCTGGTATATGGATTAGCGTAAATAGTTCCATTTCCTCAATAGGGAAAAAAGTTTCATCTGTAAAAGATGAAATCGCCCAAAAAGAGAATCGTCTGAAAGGTATGGAATCCACATTAGAGAAACCTTTCGACAAGGAACAGGAATTAAAGGAAGCCCGTGGAAAAGTTTCCACACTCAAGCGAGAATTGGAAGAAAAGGCTAGAAAAAATGCAGAAAAAGTTCCCACATCCCAAAATACTGATGAGAACCTAAAATTATCCCTGCTAAAGAAAAACAATCCGAATCCTTTGCAAGAAGAGATGGCAGGAGATAGTTACGAAAATTTGGACCGTCTGGAAACTGCTACCGATGCCATGCATAAAATAGCCGTGAATGCCCCCCATCCGGCAATAGCAATGAATGGTCAAGATATTTTAAATGCCATGCCACAACTGGACAACCTGCAAATGGCCAAAGTAATCAACACATCACGCAAAAAGGATGTGTTGGCCATGTACGTTCCATGGAGTAAACAGATTGTGCTGTTACCCAATCACGGTACAGAAAAAGAAATACGTGACGCGAACTGGCATGAATCGTTCCACTATGCCATAGATATGGTTATCCTCTACAATACAGAAGGAAGGATGTTACTAGAACGTGCCTCAAACGATGTAAACGAACTGGACCCAGAATTATCCAAATGGGTGGATGAAAACTATAGTTCCAATCATTCGGAGGAGAAAGTAGCACACCTGCTTGAAAGTGTAATTTCATGGATGGAAGACCATGGAAAGACAAGCTCCCTATCATCTGGACTTGACTTTGGCAACCAGTATGTTAACTTGAACGAAATAGCTAACAAAATTATTAACTTTTTAACTCATAATGAAAATGATAATAACAACAAAAATTATGAACGAGATACGCAAGCAAAACACGGAGAAAATCAAAAATGGAAAGATGAAGATTACTCCCCAGCTCTATTCGGAGAACCGGAAAAGGGAGAAGAGCTAAAATTTGCTCTGCGCGGAAAGCCACGCCGCAAGGATGGTGAGAGTATGCTTTCCTACAGCAAACGTATGAAAGAATGGCAAGCGGAAAAAGAAGAAGCCGAGCGTACCCGTTCCGTAGAAGGAGAAAAAGGAGTTGATTCCATTAATGAAGAACTTGAAAACCTTTCCATGGAGATGATGTCATACCCTCATCCGAAACGCAAGCTGGATAACAAAGGGAATCCAGCGGAAACAGATGAAGCATTTGACAACCGTGTACGAGAATGGGAAAACTGGTACAATACCCGTGGCCGAGAAATAAGAGATCGGATGAACGAACTTCACGCACAGGCGGAGGCCGAGAAAACAGAAGTCCGTGACGAAGAGATAAAAACGGTGGACGAACAGTTACGTGAAGGAAAAACATCAGAGAACAAAGCTCCGGAAGGATTCTCACCTGATGCCCCAGACAATGTGAACAACTTCACCAAAGAAGAAATGCGCGAGATACGCAAGTCCTTCCAAGAAAGAATGACCGATATGAAAATATCTTTATCGAAAAACCAGATAAGAAAAGATATTCATCAAGAAATTATTGAACGCAGAAGATATATCGAAAGCAGCAATCTGGAAGATGCTTTCTTTGTGGACAGGCTAAGAGAAATGACCAAAGGAAACAAACAAATGCTGAAAAACGTGATAGATTATATCGAAGCTCCTGCCATTGAACGGATGAATGCGGAACAAGAAAAAAATTACAACAAACTGACAGCGGAAGCCAATATTTTTAAAGAGCAATCAGAAAAGACGCACAACCAATTTATTTCTATAGCCCGCGAATGGGACGAACTGGAAAACAAACCCAACCGGACTGATGAAGATGAGTTTCAGTTAAAAAGGAAACGTTTCATGTATGACAAGTTGCAACAAAAATACTTACGAGAAAAGAAACAGTATGAAAATACACTTCGCGAAGCGGAATCCAACAAACCCAATCCGATACAGGCATTTGATACAGAAAATGCTTCGCCGGAATTGAAAGCATTGGCCAAGGAAGTAGCCGACTGGTTTGAGGAAGTGTATAACCTGATGTCAGAAGAAGGTGTGCTTTACAACGCCCCACAAATACAAAATTATGTTACTCATATCTGGGACTGGAAACGAAGTCCAGCAAACGCACAAGAAAAATACACCAACTATATGAATACAATCCGTATGCGCTCACCATTTACCCGGCATCGTGTAATACCTAATTATGCAGCCGGGAAGGCTATGGGTATGGTCCCCAAATATGAAGATATAACTGGAATCATATTGGAATATGGTCATTTCGCTACAGAAACCATAGCCAATCATCGCTTCATAGAGTTTTTGAAAAATTTCAAAGTTTTTGTTCCAGGCGGCAGAGACAATATGCCAATGGATATGGATATCATTGTACCTGATTCGGTAAAAGACACAAGTTATTCACGCATGGACCATACTGCATTAGATGGATATAAAGTACTGAACAGTATTCAAAAATACATTACTCCCGTTTTAGGTGATCAACGTATTTTAAATCCGAAACATTACAGTGAATTCACAAACAAATTAATAGATGGAATCTGGGTAACAAGCGGACTGATGAAGAAAATTGCTTTATCCTTCTCCTTCTTCCACCATGGAGCATTAACAGAAACAGCTATTGCCATGCTAAAACCATGGGGAGCCGCCAAGGTTATAGGTAAAAACTTGATATGGGACGTGATTACCAAAGGTAACATTCCAGCTATGAATGACAAAGAAGCTGCCCGTGATGCAGTGAAACATCTTGTATCCTTAGGAGCAAGCAATGATTATGTAACAGCCGATGTAAATAATCTGACTGCAAAGTTGAAGAAGCTTACAAAAGACAAAAACATTCCTATAGTCCAACAGGCAGCTTCTCTACTTGACTTTTTGAACAGAGGGAGCGACAAAATATTATGGGATACCATCCATGACGGTTACAAAATTGCCTCATTCGCCAAAATGGCCAAAGAAGTACGAAGCAAAGCTGAAGCAAAAGGGTGGACGCTAGAACAGACAGAAAAAGCATTGGATGAATGCGGACATTTAATAAATGACACATTTGGAGGTTTGCATTTTGACATACTAGGCTTTTCCCCTAAGAGCGTACGAATCATGCGTGCGTTACTCCTGTCTCCCGACTGGACGTTAGCTACTATCCGACAAGCATTGTCACCTTTAGGATTCGGGCAACTATATGCAGACAATGGATTTTGGAAAAACCTTGTATCCAACGAACCAGAAGCTAAGACCCGGAAGAAATATGGACGCGATTTTTGGATTACAGCAGGCATATTCTTCTATGCACTAATGAATGCCTTAAACGCTTACTTCCGTGTTAAAGACGAAGAGGAGCAAAGACAAATGGCGGATGAAAGACGTAAGACAGATCCTGAATATAAATCATCCTATGAACTGGCCTATCCTGATGGTATGAAATGGTACGACTATACTATGCCAGGAAACACAATAGGTCAACAGACCCATCTGTTCACTGGACGATACAGCGACGGCACAGAAAGTTACGCCCGTTGGGGAAAACAATTCCGTGAACTACCCGAACTTTTCTTCGGACGGGACGGTCTAAGTTTTCCCGGCCCCATGATTGACAAAATGAGTGGAAAGGCAAATCCATTATTAGCTACAACTTTTGAATTTATAAGTGGTTATTCTCTTAGCGGATGGGAAAATAAATACATGAAGGACAAAAAAGGATGGGAACGCGAGGCAGGACGCATGTATTTTCTAGCAAGCAAACTTCTCCCTTATTCCATTCCAACACAAGAAGACAAGGATTTTATGTTCCTCGATTTAGTAATGCCTTCATCCAAAGGATTCACTCCAAGCAAGGCTATCAATTATTTTGAAAAAGGAATTGAAAGCGGGGATTTTAACTATGTAGCCAAAGTTTACAATGCCTGTGTGATGAACGAGCTACAGCCGGAAAAGTACTTCAAGGTAGCTAAAGCCAAGATAGAGGCAGAAGCCAAGGCTAATCAACTGGAAGGTATCGAAACTTTTCAGGATGCTACCAAGGCATTTGACGAGGCTACAAATATAAAAGATCGCAAACGGTTGCTACGCTATATGGAGCAACAATTAGGAGCACAGGACTATTATGCCATCAGCCAAGAAGAAATTGTGAAAAAAGCCCAGGACATTATAAATGGTGAAATGCCTGACACTTCCAATAGTGACCGTTACATTGAGCAAGCTACTTCGGAAGATATCACTGAAGATTTCCGAATGAAAAAGAATGCTACCGGACTAAAAGCTTATTATCAAGATTATGCGGAACTTGCAGGCAGTAATCCGGATGCGGCAAAGCGTATGCTTACAGAGAAAGGGAAATTCATTCAAGGTTATCGACTAACCACTACTTTCCGTTCCCGTATCAATAAATTGAAAAAGATGCTGGGAAAAGATCAGGATGAAAAAATTATGAGTGAAATCCGAAAGACAAGAAAAAAATACTTTGAAGAAATGGATAAACTGGAGTAAGAATTTTCGTCAACAGAAAACTTAAAGACAGGATTTGCCATCATATTATATACAGCAAATCCTATCTTTATATCTTGCACCTATTATAAATTTGCAAGCCATTTCTTTCCAGACTTGGTGTGTGACCAAATAACCAATGCGGAACCTATGACGCTAGTTATTAAAAAAATCGTTGTCAATGCATCCATAATACCCTCATATTTCCAATGAAAAGTACACTATAGATTTGCGAGCCATTTCTTGCCTTTCCGGGTATTTAACCATATAGCGAAGAAAAAGGCTAACATTCCAGAACCACCAAGCACAATCAATAAACCTTCCACAAATTACCTCCTTATTATAGCGTATACTACAAGCTCTTTAGCCACTTTCTACCGGGCTTTGTGTATAACCATATAAGAAAGACTACTCCGATAACAGTTCCTATTATATAAGTCATAGCAAGCATATCCATATAAACCTCCTATTTTAAAATTTTATTTCCAATCATAGCAAATACAACAGTAAACATTACACCTCCAACTAAGACAGTCCATGCAACATTGTTGTTTACATTAGTAGATAAAGGCGTAATCCAACTAACAAAAAGACCAGCGAAAGCCAATTTAGCCAAATCGAAAAAGAACTTTCCAAGCGTTTCACGCCTCACTTTGTCTTTCTCCTTAACTTCCTTCTTCTCCTCCTGTTGCCTGCTGAAATTTCCCATTCTGTATACTTTTTATGCAAAGCTATAAAAAAAGTTGGCAATCACAATGTAAACGCCAACTTTTATAACTGATTTTATCACTTTCCTCCCTTGACCAAGGTCATGGGAATATAATTTCTTACCCTCTTCCACATAGTATCCTGTTCTTCTTCAGCAGCAGTAAATATTTGTCTCTTCATTTCGCCAAGATCTTATTGTTTATAATGAATCTTATTATTTCAAAATACCTTCATCTTACCAAGAATCCAATGATATAAACAAGCCACAACATACGAAAGAATAAATGAAATGACAGCTATTACTACCATACTAAAAGTTTCCAACTTATACAAATAATAAAAAGTACAACTAAAGACCAGTATATGCACCAAGTACCATTCATAAGAAATCTTATTAGTAAACATAAATAAGCTACTAATAGGTTTTATATGTAATTTATATATAATCAACAACGCAAACAAATATCCAATCATAGAAGGAATATCATTATATAATTTCCAAATGCCTCCTTTTATTCCAGCAAATCCTGTAAGAGCAACACATATTATACAGACAGGTACTAATATATTAAAATTCAACGAATTGACTATTTTTGCATTAAGTTTATAGCATTTAGCTAAATACATACCTAAAACAAATTCCCAAAGATATTGTAAAAAGAAACTATTCCATACACGCACATCGCTATGTGCGATGCAAAGATACAAAATTCCATGCAAATATTTTACATTCATGAACAAATCGCTATATTTGCGATTATGAAAATCTTAAAATTAATAATTATGAAAAATGTATTCTTATTTTTATCATGTTTAGCTGTATTTGCTAGTTGTGGCAATAAAGCTAATAAAACAGTTTCTTCAAGCAATATGGATGATATTGATACTGTATTCACTGAAGTTCCAGGTAAAACAATAACTATAAATTGGGATTTAGTAGTTTTACCAGAACAATCTCCAGAGCTACCTTTCATGAAAAAGATAGTGAAAGAAAACGGTAAAGAGACAACTGTATTCAACTACTATAGGGTAAAGCAAAAAGGACTTGATTCCATTCAATGTATTGGTGTCAGTGCAGAGAAAAAAGCAATTATTGTAGCAGGATTGGACACTACAAATGATTTTGACGGTATAGACAAAGCAGTAGAAGAGTATCTTAATAAATTCGGATTAGAGACTTGGGATGTTGCAGCAAACATCCTACATATAACCTCTTTAAAAGAGGGAAGAGACGAAAAGATACACAACTTAGAAACAGCCTTTAGTGATGGAAACTTTGAAAAATTATTTAATTTCAACTAATCAACAAATATTAGGAATATATTAAAACGTAAACCAACTGGCGCAGAGGCAGACTGCGCCAGTTGGCTTATTTACAAAAAAACTTTTCTAATTACTCTACAAGTTCTTTAAAATTCTTAATCCTCCATTAACGTACATAAGCCTTGGCAGATACTCTGACAAGAACAAATCATCTGTGTTATCAATCCAAGTTATACCATCATTAGATAAATTTTTATTATTTACAATACCTGCAATTATGCAATCTTCAAATTGCATTAATGAAAAATCTGTCGTATCATCCGTATTTCTTGCGAAATTTTCTTTAACACCGCTGTCGTGCTTGCAGGCAAATGTGCATCCTTTAAATTTGAAATTTGAATTGCCATTCCAAAATGCAAATGTTGTTGACAATTCATAAGTCCCTGCATTTTCAGCTTTTTTACGCACCAACAGACAAACATCGTCAAACACCATATTACCGTATTCTTTGTTATATCCAGTATCATACATTAAATATGTTCCGCCATTTTCAGAATTTATATTTAAATGTACGTTCTTCAATAAACCATTTCCATTTTTTGACGGAGTGGTTATTATTGGAGTGTTAGATATAGGATTTAGAGTTCCAAAAACACCGTCTATTATAGTATTATTTCTATAAACTGATATAGATGCACAATCTTTCAATACAAGATTTTTAATATAGGTATTAGCTATATTGGGAGAATCTGACGCATATAATAAGTTTTCTGCATAACAATTAATAACGTATGCCCTATTATATGTTACAACGGGAGTAGACGTATTAGTTCCATGCCCATCAAATAACTCGCCTTGTCTGTCTTGTCTTCGGCTCATAGCCTTACATCCAAAAATTATAATTTCCTCATAATACGTTTGGTCGTTCTTAGGCTGATAATGATAATGTTTACCAATACCCTCCAAAACATCTGTTTTGCAGTTCATAAACCAAGAACATTCATAATGGAATCCATGTCTTACAAAATTGTATAATTCTACATTTTCGTTAAATTTACACGGGTCAACTACATTAAAGCATATTGTTTGCCATATAAAGTTTCGCAAGTCGGTATCTTTTCCTGTAAACTTAACCAACTGCCCTACACTTCTTGTGATTTGAATCTTGTGATTATTTAGCGTTGCCTGGTCTGTTGCGTCAAATGATACTGCAAAGTATATATAATTTGTTCCAGGTTCCCATCCATTACTGAACCCATTGTTTAAGTAAGCATCGCACCACGCAGCGTCATCTACATTTTCATCAAGATACTTCATTGCTCCTTCTTGGGTTATTACGTCATAGTCGCTTGGAGCATATCTTGTATATATCGTCCAGTCCCCACAGGCTTTCCCATCTACAAATACTTGTATTGCAGCTCTGTCACTTCCACTTGCGCCTTTGTTTTCCCATGCAATTCTATATATATTCTGATAACCAACTACTTTTTCTATATTTGTAGAATTTGTTACATCGATAAGGTTGTATGAAGTTGGTTTTTCTTTTGTAGGGTCACCATAACAATCAATGATAATGCCATTTTTTTCAATAGTTTCTTCGGCAATAAATACACTACCTCTTTTTATTAACAGAGTGTCACCATCTATAAGTATTTCATTTGCTTTTGTAAGAGTTTTTACAGCTGTATCTTGAGACAATCCATTATCATCATCGTTACCTCCAACTGTATCAACATATACAATCTTACTTGCAGAAGTCATATACTTATTATGGGCAATAGCTCTTTCTCCATAGAATTTTCCACACACCTCATCAATTAGATGTTCATCTATATCTGTGTTGAATGGTTTTATATTTTTAATTTTAGTAAATTCTTCTTTTGTAGCAAATCTAAATTCTTTTCTTATAATCTTGGCTGTTGCCCCTTGATATACGTTTGTTCCAAGTTTAACTTCTGTAATTCCTTTGGGTACAATATATGTACCGCTCGTTAAAGACGCAATTCCAGCAACTGAATCAGACTGAGAATACACCCCATTTTTCCACGCGCCAATCATACAGAAATTACTTGCTTCTGATAAGGTATAATCAATTCTATCCCCTTCAAATACTGCTATCTTTTCTGTTACATAATGACCACTACCAGCGTTATTACCGTTTGAATAGGCAATACCATTACCAGATGAATTGTTGATAATTATATTATCCTCCTCATTAGAATATAACACTCCGTCTATCTGTGCAATACTTTCTGTTAGTTCTTTTTCCCCATTTTCATTTTCTTTCTTATAAGCCTCAAACTCAACTTTATTAATAAAATCATCCGTGTAATTAGTAACTTTAATAGATACAGAACCCACAGTTTCTTGTCTTGTCTGAGCTATCGCAAACTTTACATTATTGTCAGTATTAACAAAAACGCCCGAGACAAAATTGTTAGAGCCACTAAAAATTCCTGTTTTCCCTACTATCTGCCCTTCGATTATTCTTTCTTTATTAGCATTAAATAATGCTATTATACAGAAATTTTGCCACCCATCAAGCTTGTACTCTATCTTATCGCCATAATTAATAGGTATAAAATCAGATTTAGACCATCCATTGCCAGCCGTACTTCCAGCAGCCGTATAACCTTCCCCGATATTTGATAGCGGTGGGGTAGTAGTATTGATTAATTTTGTAGAATTAAAAACTAAATCTGTTTTTAATTCTAACTCGGAAAATTTCTCACTTACAGCCTTCTGTGACATGACTTCAGTTTCGCTATTCCCCAGTTCCTGCACCACACCGGCATTGATGGACTGGAACGGGCCATTATCTATCCATCCTTCGGCATTATAAATATTCAGGTGGTAGATGGGCTTGGTATGTTCGGTATCATCGTCCGCATAGGTAGGTCCCACCATAATCATATCACCCTGCTTAGGATTAGGATATTGTGATTTATCTGTTACATAGGCTTTAATAGACAAACTGTTTGTAACTTCTCCGCTAAGATCTGACCATGTTTTGTTATCCCGCGATATCTGGAATTTGTTATCCTGAAAACGGAAATAAGCTGCAATGTAATCCGAGCACACCTCCCATGTCTCGTTATCATAGGAGAAGTGAAGCTTGTTATCTATCGTTTTGAGCCACGGGGTAAGTCCGTTATCTCCTTTGGGCCCCAAAGCAGCTATGCCGGTATCCTCACCGTTAATCACCCATGTGCCTTTTACCGATACGGAAATATCTCCAGAGAGTGTTAGTTCGTCCACACGTACCCAGTTGACATCAAGCCCCCAGTGAAAGTTGTCCCTCTGTGCATCATTCACACATTTCTCGGTTATGGCATTCCCCTGCATATCCACGTATGATATGATGATCCCCTTACGCCTCATTTCTTTCGGAACAATATTTCTCGTACGTCCCGCTGTACCCTGATACTGCACATAAATATTGTTATACTGTGCCAGTATCGCTTCCAACGACGCGCCGGTTCTTCCGTCATGTACCGCCTGTATCACTGTACGAGGATAGAAAGGGAATCTTCTTCCCAACATTTCATCAAGCTTGTCCATCTGCCTGATACTTGCATACTTGCTGTTGCAGCAAGAATCTTGTATGTTGTTATCTTCCATGATGTTTTTTAAAAAAGTTATAGAATTAACATTTATTCCAGAGCATCCCCAGTCAACGGAGAAAATCCTTCTGCCAGACATCTTCTCTTTAAGGCATCACGATATGATTTCATTGCCGACAGTTGCCAACGCTGAAGTATTTGTTTATGCACTTCCATCTTAGAAAATACTGGAGATTCATTGATGAATTTCCCCAGCTTTTCCACCCGGTCATTAAGTTGCTTATACTCTTCCAGCATTCTTATTTGATATCCTTGTAACATGGCTTTTATTTTAATTATCGTTATTATACTGTTGCACCGGTGGAATCTATCCAAATTGTTCCTGTCCACCAAATGGGTTTATTAAGTGTGGTATCAAAAAATTGATAACCAACAACTGGCATATTAGGTCTATTATTACCAGCAGGAAACATTGTAATATTTTCTATTTCCGTTTCCATTATAATTGAAGTACCTGGACTTATAGTATAAGTCCTATAATTATTGTTATTACCAATGCTATAATGAACTTTACAAATAGAATTATTTTGAATGAAGACTAAATAATCTCTAGTATTTTTTATATAAACATCTTCGCTTTGTGCAATTATAAAAGAGTTACCTGATAGCGTAATAGGATTAATATCTTTTATTACTATCCTATTAACGTAATAAGACGATGGTAAAATTTTCAACGTATAATTATAGTTATAACATAAATCTATATCTTGACTTGAATATGGTGGGGTTTCAACTATATTTCCTATATCATTTTTGTATCTAAAAATAACTTTTCCATTCCCCCTCAATTTAAATTTTATATGAGTATTAAGGTTATAAATTTCTCTACTTGAATATGTAACAGGGAATGTTGTAGCATCTATAATAGTAGTTACATTATAAGTTTCATATGTAAACACATTGGGTGAAAACAAAGAATTTTCTTTAAAAAAATTTATCAACTGCGTATTAATAAATCCATTTTCAACAATATCTGATGTTTCGTCATAGTATCTATATAGATAGCTTTTATATATCGAAGAATTATAAACCTCTTGTTTCTCGTTTTTACATTCTAAATGTATATCATTCAATTCAGTATGTAAAACAGACCTAATAGTTTTTGTGGCTTTAACATAAGTTTCATCCATATAAACAGTAGAACTTAACTCTATATCTTTACAATCATTAAGAATTATATAAGGTTTATTGTATATAGACTCATGCATTCTTAAATCATTCAATTTCCATTTGTTTACTCCAGATAATTTAATTGCACAAGTATTAATACCTTCAAAGCCAATCTTATAAAAGTTGTTACTGTTTATAACATCAAAAAAATCTATATCAGTAGTCAATATACCATAGTTTCCTGTAAGCCTTCCACCGAAAAATTGATTTTCATTTATCCAACCTTTTCTAGAATTATCTTTATAATCAAAAAAAATGCAAGTTGTACATTCTATATTTTGAAAATAAAATTTCATATATTGTATTCCAATATGAAAATTTTCAACATTATCTATTGACATGTGCAGCCCATATTTAAAATATAAAATATGTCCTATTTTAATTGTAGAATTATAGAAATTACTTGCTATAGTTATTGCAGACCCAGCTAAATCATCATAATCATAAAGAGTATGATTATGATTTGAGGTGACAGGAGGATTTTCTGTTCTTATACCATATATATCAAATATAACATTGTTATTATAGTTGCCAATAAATTTGAAAACATCTACTCCTTTTATTGCAATAATTTCACCTATACATTTAAAAGTAAGAAATGAATTATTATTTATAATAATAGTATTACTAATTTTATAAAAACTAGACTTTGCTACCCAATGTTTTATTATAGACGAAAAAGCCTTATTAAAGTATAAAGAATTGTCTTCATTCATCATAGAAGCGCCAATATACTCTATATAAAATTCTCCTTCAAATGTTCCTTCGAACGTTATATCTTTAAATATATATGCTGGGATTGAATTTACAATCGTCCCATTCCCTAAAACGTGTCCATTAACTAAGCTCCCTCCTTCAAACTGCAAGGTACATCCTTCAGGAATAGTAATTGTTTCCCCTCTAAGGTCATAGTCGTATTGTATGATGTAAATAGTATTTGGCCAACACACCATTGATTGAGTTAGTACGTTTCTGCCAGCCACAAGATTCTTGCGCAGATAACATCTTCCCTTCCCTGAGTAATTATTCGGATCATACCTTTTATTAGCCAGTTTCAGTTGACCGTGAACCGATGTAATATCCTCATCATCCGCAAAATTGGTTATGCTCTTGTTACCGATAAGCTGTTTGGTGGATTCACTAAGCATCTCGGGCGTTATCATCCCGTCCATCACGGTAGGAGGATTATCAATGAACATATCATTGAATGTATCCTCAATGTGACGTCTGACAGCTTTGCGTGTAAGATAAGTGTCCGGTATACGGTTGCCGTTCTCATCCGCTATGGCCCTATCAGCCACCATCTCCGGTGCTTCCATCTTCTGAATGAATACCTCTTCAGCATGAATCTCATTACGCTCCGCCTCTAAATCAATCTTCCACCAGCTTTTCTTGTCTTTCCAAAGCGAAGCAGAATTTCCCTTAAAATACCATGTTTCAGCCTGATTGGTGTAAGCAGAAACAAACGTGACCTTCATGCCGGGTATTCTGTATTCCTCCGGTACAAGCGCTATGGCATCTTCAAAAGTAAACACATTGCTCTTCTTTACAACAAAAGGGGCCTCGGACGTGCTTCGTTGTGCTACAAATGACGTTTTTGTGTACCCCGGCATGTTGACACGATCACAGGGTCTGTATTTCTTCCCTTCAACATAATCAGGAAATGCACTGAAATATCTCTGTTCCTTCCAATCATGTGAGAATATCCGGGTATCTTGGGTATGATTACGGCTTACATTATATTCAGTCAGCAGATTATAATCGAAGATGCTCACCTTATCGACTGTGAGATCATAAGTTCCCAGAACACCGCTCAAATCATTCCATCCGGCCCGATATCCTTTAGGAACAAATCCTTCAACATAGTAGAAGTACGGCTTTGTTTTCTTCACACTGCCGACAAGTGCCCATGACGGTTGTTCCATCTTGTCCGGCAACGCTTCAGAAGTTGCCACATGACCTATATAATTGACATCGTTCAACGTTTCCATTTTAGGGACTTCGGCTCTGTCCGCCTTATAAGGAATAAGCCCCAGCAATGCATTAATCTGATCAGGCGTATAATGAATATTTTCATGATATTCATTCGGATGAGGATCACATGCATGATGAGGATGAAAGCAAGAATCAAATCTTTCCATATAAATATATTTTTTATTATTCAAAGATAAGCAAGAGCTTCACAATGAAATGTATATAATAAAAGGGACTCAGACTTTCACAAGCCCGAGTCCCTAAAACCTTAAACTAATACCTATGTGCTATTTTATTTGAGCGCAAAGTTATCTTCTTCCATAATGACTTTAAATTCCAGCAACGAGAAATAACACGAATCCTGTCACTAACCAGCAGACGATGATAATAATTCTGCCATTCTATCATTTTCTCCTTTCTTTCCTCGTCCTGGCAGGAAGGTGAGCCGTTCTTGCTTTTCGTGTAATAAAAGCACATCTCTTTCAACTGCCCTCGGTTCATTCGCATACGGAACCTTCCCCGATGAAAAAGATATTTATAACTGTCCCACCTGTCCTTATAATAATCATAAGTGATAGAGATGAGCTTCTGTTGTGCAGGATCCCATATGACAAAATAACGCCTTCCGTCCTGTTTATTCTTTTCCTCAGCCTCTTCTATCGCCTTTTTCAATAACAAGCTGGACTTCCACAGACTTGCGATCCTGCGTTTCTGCACAAGGCTTTTTACCGCCTTCAAAAACAACTTAATTTTTCCCATAATGTTACTAATTTTTATATAATATAGCCTCCGCACCCGTCGCCGACCTGTTGAGGCGTTTCATGTTATTCATTTTCTCTTCCATAGTGGGCAACACCCTCACCGGATATCTGTCCCATTCAAAACGGCTCACGTATAATCCTATTGCCCTGCTCATTACCCGATCATCATGCTTCCCCGCAAGCGCGCCGTATTTGCCGTTCGGATATTTCATGTACCATCCCAATTCCTTTATCATTCCGGTTTCACGCTCTATCCACAGTTTGTCACGCACACACTGTTCCATATACTTAATAATGGCCACTTTTGTATTACGGTTGGTATTAAACCCCCATCTGGTTTCTTTCTGGCTCCTTTTTTCCAACTCGCTCCGATTATGCGCATATACATTATCATAAAGAGGGATAAGAATGGGAAAGAACAATTCGCTGACGTTGTCTGTGTCTACATCATTAAGCTTACTGTAAGCCGTGTTGTTCTCGACAATGAGCAGAGCATTGTTATAGAATGACGCAATCTGCGCACATTTGATCGCAAGCAGGTCCGGATCTGTATGCCCGTACCATTCCGCCACCACACGCGGTCCAGCGTCCTCATTGAGCACTCCGCTATCGGCCATCATATCCGCGCGGTCCAGCACAGTAATCACAGAGTAATCACTCGTCCTATATTTCCCCCCGATATCAACTGACACAAAGTAGCGGTTTTCCAACCTCCATGTCTTGTCTGGCATCTCCCATATTTTCAATTCCCCTCCTTTACGCCTGAACAGTTTCAGCCCTTCGACAGCCTGTTCACCTTTCGGGGATTTTCCGGAAATATCCCCCTGGAATACCGGCTCACGGCAGAACCTTCTGAGTTGTTCTACCTTGTAAATGTCAAATACAAGCTGCCCGGAATACTTGAATGCCTCCACCGGATCGGACGGATACTCCTGCTGCATGTCCTGTATGTCCGCATACTCCTTCATCTTCTGCCTGTACCAGTAGATGCCTTGCAATGTCGCTCCAATAGTCCACAGCCAGTACATATAGTCCCAGTTTCCGGACTTATCGTTACGCCTTTCTATCAGGGTACAGGCCCATTCCAGCATATCTTCCGGATCGAGACGATATTCCTCTATCTCCCACCATGCGACAAACAACGGCTCGAATGCGGACAGTCTCTCCCCATGATCATCCGTTCCATTGGCACGATCCCATTCATCCTTGTAGAAATTCTGCCCGTTCGGCGTGCTTTCATACACAATCATCGTATACGGTTTGTACAGGATTCCCGAACAGGATGATTTCACCTGTTTTTGCGGATCCATCTTTTCCGTCTGAGGCCAAAACGCCACCTCCGTACAATGCGCCATGGCCGAATCACCACCACGGGCGCCCTCCGGATTCATCGCGGTTGCCGTCTTGATTTTGCAGTTCCGGGAAGGTATAAGACTTATGTTAGAAGTTCCCCCTCCCTTGATCTTCGGAAGAGAGCCGTCAAACTCCACCCCTTCTTCATAAAAAAGGAATTCAGGAAGTTGGGTTATGAGCTTGACATACATATCCTTAACTTCAGCCGCACTGTCCCCTTGATGTCCGACAATGATGCTGTTCCAGCTCTTCACATGCATTATCTGTATCCATGACATGTATATCTGTGTGCATGTGGATCCCCCCCACTGGCGGGCCTTCAACAATATGACACGGATAGGCTTGCCGGCACGGCGCATCCTTTCAAACGTCTCAGCCAGCTTTACCTGCGCCGGACGTAGCAGGAAAGGCACATCCTCCCCTCCTTCTTTGTTTTTGATACGCGCATACGCATAACAATAGAAATAAAAGTCGTATTTAGCCCAGTAACGGAGAAACTCCTGAATGACAGTATTACGAAGATCCTCATTATATTCCCCGTATGTCTGCCAGCAGAACTCCTCTATACTTCCGGCAAGATCCAGTTTATAGATAAAACCGGTGGAGAACATCTCGATAGGAAGGAAAACAGATGAATTTATAAAATCATCCAGATATATCCTCTTCCGTTTTCCGGGAGCGTTCTCCCCTGTCAACGGGTTGTAGGACTTGAACAGTTCCGCTTCCCGTTCACGGTTCCTGCGGATCATCTCCTCCGCATTCCTTATGACAATAGCTGAGAAAAGAGTTTCTATATGGTTTATTTTAATGTTCTTTGCCATCCAACCTCCAGTTTACGCAATATCCATCCGGCCGCCAGCATAGCCGCATGATATCCACCCGCAATATGCGGCAGAAAGAAACCGAGAGCGGTTATGGCAAACAGCCTATTACGCCTTCCCCCATCCATGGAGGACAGGCACAAGCCCGTATAATAGTAGATAATGACACTCCATCCGATCACAGGACTGCCGGAAGGAATAAAAAATGATATTCCGACAGCGAACATCCATGCGACCAGCGTCCGTGCAGGGGTTATCACCTTCCATAGAAAAGCCCATGCCATCCCGTTCAGAAGATAATGAAGCCATCCGGAATGTCCGAACATATAAAGCCAGTGACTTCCTGACAGGAATTCATGATACGGCAATAACACGGCCATGCACAAGTAAAGCCCCATGGAATATCTCATTTTCATAGCGGTACACCTATTTCATTCCAGCTTTCCACAAAATATGCTGTATGCGGTCAGGACTTATCCCGAATGAATCGGAAGGCCTCTCTATCGCAAGTCTTACGATAAGACGGAGATTCGCTTCCGATTTCTTTTTCATGATATCAAGGCAACAACGGATCAGACTGGAATACATTTCATATTTATACAGACTGCAATCAGGTATATTGCCTTCGGTCAGATATCTGTATAAGATCACGTAAGCCCGGTCCTCACTGACATAATGCTGCTTCGCCTTCATGCCCGCAATCTCCTTGCATATATCCTTGTAGTAGGAGAACGCACAGGTCTTTTTCAATTCGATGAATGTACGTACAATCTCCTTGTTCCTTATCAATTGTATTTCGCTGATATTTCCCTTGTGCTTCATGTGACCTCCTGTTTAAATGATGGCGAATGTACTTCCTGTAGATTGCATTATATCAATCCGGCTTGAACAAATACTGCTAAATTTGTCAGTATAAGACAACAATGACATATCATGGAAGAAAAAAAAGAAAGAAAATCATGGAGAGACATTGTTTCATCCAGAAAACCGGACCTCGACCTTGAGGACGACCTCGCTGTCGGCGAATTCCTTGATGACTCTTTCAAACGTTATGACGATAGTGAATCACAGAGAGAGAACCTCAACAAAGTTCTTGCAGAAGACTCAAGAGCCGCCGGCATCCTGACCGGTCTGGCAAGCGGCATGGATGAGAACGGTGAACCGTTCTCTCTTGTGGAATATCTGATAACCAATTACGGGGATGATATCAGGGAAGCTGCAACAACGGAAGAGGCCATCAAAAAAGCAAAAGAGAAAGAAGCTGCCCGGATAAAGGAGGCGGCCGATGAGGAAAAAAGAAAAAGAGATGCGGAAGAGAAGCTGCGCAAAACAGATGAGGCACTGACAGAAGCCGTGCGGCAGGTCAATGTTGATGAGGCGAATGTAGTTTCCATGTTGGAATGGCTGTACGGAACACAGGATACAGACGGTATCATTCATAAAATTATCCGGCACGAACTGGATGCGGAAGACTGGAAAAGAATCATCCATGCCTTCAATATGGACATGGAAATAGAAGCCGCCCGAGAGGAAGGACGTAAACAGGGACGTACCGCACGTCCGGGAGCCATACACAGGAATCTTGCGGAAAAAGCTCCGACGGACCTTGGAGGAGGCGGGAACGGAGGAGGTGAGGAAAAAGTGGAGGATCCTACCCTACAACGTTATAAAGACATGAAGAGACGTATTTAATCGTCTATCGCTTTCAGGCTCATATCACAACTTTTATTTATAAATTTAAAAACAAATCGAGAACAATGAAAAAGTTAAAATCAACATTCAAATTTTTCTTTTCCGTATTGCTCATGTTCCTTGCCGGAGCGACCGGGGGAGGTTATGCATGTGCCGCCGATGCTTCGGACGGAGGCTCAGTCCAGGATCTAGGGGATGGCGGAAAGGTAGTAGGCGGGGAAAGTTCCGTAACAAAGAACGAGAAAATCATGGACGCGGAATGGTACGTGAAGCAGATCGACAAGACAATTGTCGAGATGAAGTTTACCGGCACGCCTATTGATCAGATTCTGCGCCATGGGGCGACAAACAAATCGGACAGCATCGTAATCAAGTACTACAGTGTCGGACAGCGTCCGCTACGGGCTACCCTTGCCAAGCAGCTTGAAGCCATGACTACCGAGACTCCGAAAGCGATAGAACTGGAGGATAATAACATTGTGGGCGCAATGGATACGCTTCTTGTCCTGAACGCTGACGGAACGTTTGTTTCCGGTTACAAATCCGGTACCGATGAAGTGGATCCTGAACACCCATTGATGCTGCGCGTGCACGCAATCAACAGTGAGACCAACCTTCCGCTTGTCTATGCCGTAAACGGAAAACAATCAAACAATAAGAACCCTTATCTTATTCCTACCCTTGCAAAGGGTACCGTCCTTCTAAGAATGGGACGTGCTGCCGCCGAGAAGGACGTGTCTACAGGAAGATATTACCAGCTTCCGTCTCCGGACGAACAATATTGCCAGCGTTTTATCATGCAGGTAGAGCAGACTATCTATGACCGGTTGAGTAAGACCGAGGTGGAATGGTCATTCACACGTGTGGAACGGATGGCAATGGAAGACATGCGTATCGGTATGGAAGCCTCCGGACTGTTCGGAATCAAGAGCAAACATGCGGTGAACGGACAAGGCAATGTATATACTTGTGAAGGTATCTGGTACCGCGCCGGAAAAGACCTTGAAATCGGACATTGGGAAAAAGTGCTTGACTCTGCCGGAAATCCTGTGGTGGAAGAAGGAAAATATGTGCAGCAATATGTAATCTCGGAGGATGAGCTTGTAGACCTTGTAGGACGCATCATTGAAGGTGCCGGTAACGGAAGCCGCACAAAACTTGTATTTGTTGACAATACCATCTATGCGGCATTATGCAAGATCAAGACCAACAACCGCACACGTATCTTCGAGCCGGAACGTGACTACAACAAATGGAGACTTGACTTCCAGTCATTCGAAAGCATGGGAACAAAACTTCTGTTTTACCGCCATGACCTGTTCAACGCCTGGGGATTCAACGGAAGAGGTTTCTCTCTTGATCCTGAATATCTTGACAAATGGGTATTCCAGAACTGGGAGCGCAGCACATACAATCTGAAAGAACTGTTCATAAGTAACAGTGACGCTGTTGTCATGCAAGAGTTCTCCTGCTGGACACTTGGATTCCCAGATGCCCACGCGCGTCTGTCCATTCCGGAATATGTTGAGATTCCAGTTCCTGAATCCCAGACTGTATAATAGAACCTTAATCATCATCAGAGGTGGAGAAATCCACCTCATCATTATTAATAATGTATGAAGAAACTTTATAAATTCGTTGCGAGCTCCTCACTGTCATTTGCAGTCATTCACTGCGGACGGATGATGTACGTCAACTTCTCCGCTTTTTTCCGTGGCAAATCAACCTATCATACAACGGATAGAGAACTGGCTGAGAAAATCAGGGCGCACAAATGGTATCGGGAAGGACGCATTACCGAAACAATAGAAGAAGATGAAGATGTAATACATGACGAAAATGACGTAAATTCCGTATTACAGGAAACAGAGGTAAAACAAAGATACAGCATCCTTGGAAAGCGGATGTGCACCTATATTCCTCCGGCATCTTCTAAGCAGGAAGAAAAAGAATCCGAAAGCGCAGAACCGACCAAAGAAAAAGGCATTCAAGAAGACAGAGACATACAAGAGGATATTGAAAATGTGACCTCATTCCTTGAAGCGAAGGATTTTTTTGAGGTCAGATTCAAAGTACCGCGCTCGCAATGTGGAAATAAGGAGGCTCTGTCCTCATTATGCAAAGAACACGGCATACAATTTCCCAATTATCCATTAGACTAAGCCTCATGATACCTGTCAAAGATATACTAAAGACTTTACGCACAATCATCAATGAGAGTGCGACAGAAGAAGACAGTTTCACGATTGAGACCGATGAGGCATTAAAAGAGTTCATCAGACTCGCACTACTCGCACTGATGAATGACGAAGGGGTGATGGCCGAAGCTTCGGAAATGACAGATTCATCCTCAATCTCATTCGAGAAACGTCCTGACGGTTTGTTTTTTGCCTACATAAAAATACCTGCGGACTATATCAGGCTTGTCAGTGTGAACCTGACTGGGTGGAGATATCCGGTCACTATGTTATATCCGGACAATTCGCCACTATACAGCGCACAATATTCATCAGCTCCCGGTGTAGGTAATGGTCCCTCAATACCGGTAGCATTCATCACCAACGATACCATGAGGTCAATCATTGCCCATGCAGTAAAAGAACAGGGGGGATACAGTCTCAGGTATATTCCAACTCCTTCAATCTCAGAAAACGGAGAAATCAACCTTCATAACAAATATGCAGGAGCATTGGCATATTATGCAGCCGGTCTCTATCATATTTCAATAAATGAAAATGCCGGTGCGGAATCTGAATTTGCAATAGCTAGATCCTTGATACGTTCACACACTCCTGAATCTTCTACAAGTAATACAGAATAAAAAGCCGGCTGTTAACAGCCGGCTCCCGTTCACTTTCCTCCTTTGCTCAAAGTCATGGGAGCATGACATCCTCCCCGCTCCCACTCCTTGGCAAGCATCTCACGCAATATCCTGTTCTCCTCCAGCACCATAAGAACCAGTTTCTTCATTTCCTCAATATCCTTGTTGTTCATAATAAAATTCATTTTAAATTAATTGTAACGGTTGCAAATCACAACTATTAGGGGTGTGACGAACCATCCCGCTGCCATAAGCAAGACGGGGAATACATTGGATTAATTAATAAGTAAAATTCAAATTACGCGGCTGGATTCAGCTCACCTTTTATTTGCTTGATAGCTTTCTTCACGCTCCAATCATTTTCATATAGGGCTATGATAAATCGCCTACCTCGCTGCGTCCAGACCGTATACGTGTTGGTATGGGTATTACCTCTTTCACTTGTGAAAATATTGGTTCTCGTTTCGTGCATACCCCATTTGTCGTAGGGCGATTTAAGAAGCCATTGCCCAGACTGCTTGAACTGTATTCCAAGTTCTTTCAGTTTGTTATTCAGTTTCTCTGCCGACATACCTATCTCTTTTGCTATTTGAGTTGTGGTAAGAGCGTTCACGCTTTGCAAGTGGTTGTCGTAGTAGCTGACTTTCGGAGCGGATTGTGTAAGTTCTTTCTGTTGGAGTTCGATAGTTTCCTGCTGCTGTTCGGCTTGGGATTCAAGTTGTTTGATTTTTTCTTCAGACGCTTCCAAACGTTTTTGTAGAATCTGCTGGGAACGCATTAAAATGTAATCATCATCCTTTAGCAAGAATTCCCGTCTGTTGAACTCGTTGATGAACCTTTCCTTGAACTCTCCAGCTTTTGTGCCCGTGTACCCCATGACAAGGAAGCTGAAACCGTCTTTGGTCATTTCGTATGCGGTCTGTTCTCTGTTTCGTGCATCCTTGTAGGTAATGCGCTCAAAATTGAGCCGATTAAAATTTTCTGAACATGAGAGGTTTTCAATATCTCTCACTACATTTTTGTGTTCTTTCCCGAACACTTGTGCAACGATTAAAGAAGTAGTAACATCATTACCATTACTGTTTTGAAATACTAAATCTGCCATGGATATATAAGGTTTTAATGGCATTATAGGCAAGTAAAAAACGGCTGCCCTGTCCCGTTACCTTACACCTATCCAAAGGCAGGGAGAGCATTAACTTCTCCACACGGGGGTGACAGCCGCAATAAGTATATATTGCAACGCTTTACAAACAAGCATAAAAAATGCCTGCAATATGTTTGGGCAGGCTTCCGCTCGCCATTGGATATTATGTAAGGTATTGCAAATATACATTCTTTTTCTATAAAGCCCCAAAAATTAAACAATAAATTTTTCTCAGTATGGCAAAGATGAGGCTATTATATAAGTGGCGCAAGAAACACATCAACAACATACACCAATTGTGTCAGTATCTAGCATATCTGGCATACTTGGCAACATTTGGCAGGAATTTGGCAGAATGAAGAAGCGTTTATTGTTGCGGCTTTCCTGTTGCGATTTGCTTTCAAATCACTATCTTTGCGGAAATCAAAAACAAGATCATTATGAAAAATGCAAAAACACATGAAGCTTACTCAGAGGAAGAATTAAGGGAAATGGTGGAATGGTTTAATACGAGAGAATTACCTAAAACATTGCAAATCAACAAATCCTCATTTTCTCCCGACCTCCCTCTGACAGTAGAAAGCCTTATAATGCAGGCAGAACAGAATCTTGGGAATTACAAGATGGCAGGCTCTTTCCGGCTTCTGAAGGAAATACGGGAAAAACTGGAATCATAGTGCTTATCAAAAACAGACGGTTCGGTTTTTGATAAGCACAAACCGTCTGTTACAAAGAATCAGACCATTGCATTCTTGCAATACACATAATCCCAAATCTTTGTTGTGTCCCCCCAGTCCTGATCCTCAAAATAGAACTTATGAGCACCTTTAATGATCTGTTCATCATTATAAACTGTGCAAAGATCGGAATAAAAGGCATTGAACGCTACATACTTGTCCCATTTCGTAGTTCCAGCCGGAAATCCCATCATCCGGGTACTTGCCTCTATCTGTTCCGCCGTCCAGTGCGCACCCTCACATTTCTTTCCATCCCTATCAATGTACCTCATCATGCCGACATCAAACATCGCAAAAGCTTCATTGTAATGATTACCATACATGATTCCATGTTGCTCACGCATAAATTTCCAGTACAGTTCCGGATGTTCTTCCTTCACAAGGCACAGAAGCTCGCTCATGCTTTCCGCACTGCGCATCATGACCTTGTCACTTGTCAGACCCGCCCTTTTCGCATCGTCCAACATTTCTTTGAATGTATACTTCATAATCAATCTGTTTTATCTTCGTTATCACTCAAACCGGCAAGTTGGATTGTATTTCTGTCCTGCATCATGGAATCAAGACTTCTCCTGATAAAAGCGTTTTCTTTCTCGATTTTCCTTGTCCGGATAAAAATCTGGTCAAGAATGCACGGAATCATATCCACCTCACCATTTGCCAGCAACTGGCATTTGCTGCAATCACCTATACATTTGCCTTCCACTCTCATAATCAACCCTTTCTCAAGTTATTAATCAATGTTCCACCTCTTACAGACAACAACGATTTGACACCGCCTGTCTTGACCATATTGAACAGCTCAAACAGATCATCACGATGTTTTTTGAAAAACGGATACATGCTGATAACCGTCCGGCTGGTCAAAGCCCGCGTATTAGACAATTCGTTGAATGCGGTCTGAACAGCTTCCTTCTGCTCGTCGTTCTCGCAATCCACCACAATATATAATTTCCTTAATGCCATAATCAATCAGGTATTTTATCAAAATCTATTTCTTCCTGCGGTTGAGGCGGTACCGGACGCTGCCCATACATGTTATCATTGGCCTGCTCCACTTTTTTCCCAGTGAACAGACCGGCAACGAATGTCAAAGCCGGAACGCCGTATTCAACCACCTTAGGATGTTCTTCTATATAATTAGCAATCTTGGTAGCCATTGACAGGTATTTATCGACACCCTGTGGTTCCGGCTCTATTTTAAGAGGGATACCCATGTTCTTGGCGAAGATGTCTGCAAATTCATTGGCTTTCTGCGCTGCCTCCAGCGGATCCGCATGTTTTTCCTCAGTCATATACATAAGCATGTAACTGAACGCTTCCGCACGTGTCGTAAACTTCAACTCTGTCTGCGGTTTCTTTGACTGAAACATGGACACCCCCATCTCTTATTTCTTTTTGGCAGGTTTATCCTCTACCGGAATTTCCGAACAGGATATGCCTTGCAGCATCTGCATCGCTCTTCCCATAATACCGTTGATGGCTTCCGTATCATTGTAAACTTCCGGCAAATCGGCCTCTCCTATTATATAGGCTTCAATATCTCTAGCTTTTGCGACAATATCCTTTTGAGGACTACCAGTGCCGAGCAACTCAACAGCCTGTCTTACCGCAAACTCCCTAATTTCTATTCTTGATTTAAACATAGTCCAGCTTTTTTACGATTAATAATAAATGAGGGTGGAATCCCCACCCTCACGAAATCAATTGCGGCAAGTTTCATCCACCGTAACATTGGTACTGGCCAAGTTATATGTAGATGTCTGTCGGAACTCACGGTTTCCACAACCGCCACAACCTCCGTTTCTGCCACGGCCACAGCCACAACCGTCATTGTAGAAGACCTCCTTGTTCAACTGGAACAGCTGCTCACCGAAATTGGCCTTCATGTCGCCCACTCCCTGAACGGTAGCGGAAATTGCACCGTTAGCAGCATACAACTGCTGCCCAGCCCAACGAACATCAGGTTCCATACAGTTAACACGTCCTGTCAGATTAGCCAACCCTACTGCAAATTGTACTTTTTCATTACAGTTATTATGCCAACTGTACACGAAGAAGGCAATAACAATCACAGCAGCGATAACCCAGATAGCAGCGGTAGCGCCCCATCCCTTTTTGTGTTCGCACTCCAACTCACGCATTGCGGCGTATTCCTGGATGCTCATTCCTGTTACATTATCCATAATTATGATTTTACATATCACGGTCAATATTGACCGCAAAGGCAAATTACGGAATAAGTTACTTGCAGATAAAATATTTATTTTCCAGTTTGTTTACTATTTCTTTCCAATTGTTTTCCACAATCCATACCCTTTGTTTTTTAGCATTACGCCGCATCGAGCCGACAGCCTGTTTGGTTCTGTTAGTCAATGACGCTATCTCCGTGTCAGAGAAAATCTTGGCTAAATAACGCACAAGAAGATATCTGGCATTCGCACACTCTTCTTTATTGCTATGTATAATACCTGTTTCAGATATTCCCGTCACTGAAGCGACAACCTGCAATACATCCTTATATATTTCATCACTTTTCATATAATCACTGTTTGGATAAACAAAATACGTCGGAAAATTGTTAAGCAGTCTGGGACCGCAAAACAATTCTTGTTCCGACGTATTGTTTCTCCTTAGCGACTTCTACCTGATAAGGAGCGTGCGGTCCTTTTCTTACAATCCGGACCGCCGAAGATTTTTGTTATAACGAAAGACTGAATTGAAAAAAATACAATCTATAAATTACGGGCACCTCCTTTCTTTCTTAACCATCTGACAATCATCATAGATACAAGCAATATATTCATTATCATAGACCATCCACCTATCTCTATTTTTGTTTTTTGCCACCAGTTTAATTTTTTCTCCACCTCTACAATCTTAGGTACTTCGATTCGCTTGGTTACCGTCATATAATGAGGTACAGTTACTATAAGTACCGAATTTGGCCATATTCCCAGCGAATGTTGCAATATTCCACCTGAATATCTAGCCCAGCTGTACGCATAAGGGTTGGAAAGAAAAGATACAGTGTCACGTGTCGCAGTACTATCTTTGTATGGAACCAGTCTTTCTGTTATGGTGGTATCATGTACTTCCACTGTTTCCGTTGTCTTGATCTCCACAGGAACATATCTGGTTTTACACGAAAAGACAAGTAAAAGTACTATCGCTACCGCAATCCATATATAGATTCTTTGTCTCATAAACTTAACATTTGTTTTCTATTGGCACCGTCAGCCCGATAACTGACGTGTACCCATGCAAAATTGCTTTCATCAATCAATTGGTCATAAGGCAGGTTCTTGCGGATAAACTCAAACAGCAACTTGTTCTGTTGACGGTCGCCAGTATCAATATCGGCAGCTTCCCCTTTCATGTGCTGAGAAGACTTACTTCCCTTGACGGCCGCATTAAGTTCCGGACAGCGATAAGCACTGTTTACTGTTATAGGCTTTCCCCACCACTCACGTAATGGATCAAGCACATTATCTACCAAGGCAGTCAGAGCAGTCACATGCTCCAGTCTGCATCTGTTGTTAATTCCAAGCCGGTCTGCTGTATTTGACCGGCATAATTCCGCAATTGTAAAATACTTCATTTCTTATCCTCCTTTTTTGTTTTCGTTGTCAAACAATATCTGAGCCATGATCTTGGCAATATCATCCTTATTCTCAATAATCACACTCATTGTCTTCTCAGCCTTGCGCAACTCCGCTTTTTCCCATGATTTTTCACGAACTGATTTAAACTCACAGAAAATGCAGTAACCCGTCCAAATCATTGAAAAAACAGGAAAGGGGATAACCACACAGCATAACAGATCAATGAAGCACAACTCTATAAATGGAGTGAAATACTTCTTCGCCTTGACGGCTGTTTTCTTATACCCCGTGGATGTTCTTGCCTCTCCTCGTTGCTTGGCTTTCATTACTCCTGTGATAAGATCCACTAACATCGCCCCCATTGTAGCCGCAATACACAAGGCTATAAGCACAATATGTATCATCATGTGCTCGTTGATAAAATTGTAAATTACATCTCTCATTGCTTTATTATTTATACTAACTTTTAATACTTACAACCACCAGTCTAATTGTTGTATAATCCATCATTATAAGAAATATTAAAATTTCCAATCACTACTTACGACATCATCTGTTGCGCTGCCTGCTGCTCCTGTAACTGCTTCTCATATCTTTCCAGTACCGCTATAATCTTACTGGAGTTCGGGAAATTACCGGCTTCCAATGCCGCCTTGAACGGTATAAGCCCCTTCTCAGCCTGTGCCATTAAAAGCTGGTTTGTCAATGCCCTATATACCGGGCTGTCGCTATCCTCGCTAATTGAGATATCAATGTCAATATCATACATTGTATCCATATTATAGGGAATGGATTCACCGGCGACATTGACCGCTTTCGGACCTGTATAGAAACATTGCATCACCTTTACTACCTTATATGCCACTTCAGTAAGAAATGAGTTGAATGTATTTATAAGATCCAGTATGGATGATGAGGCCTGTGCGGCCTTTGCCTGATAAAGCACACCGCTCTCGGAACTTCCCGATTTACCTTGTAGTGCCGCCTGAACTCCTGACACGTCCTCCACCATGGAGCGTGACAGTTGTATGATATAATCGAATCCTCCCGGGATGGATGATGCGGTCTTTGTATCAGGGGCATTGCCAGATCTTTTGCTTGTATATAATATTACACCGTTACTCTTCACATACTGCTCCGCTATATCCTCTATACTCATGTTGTCAGACAAGGACTGTTCATCTATCATCAACACACCCTTGGCCGCATTACGAATATAAAAATCAAGGGCTACCATGTAGTAATTGAAATATTCCTGAGACGGGATAATTTCAGATATGAACGGATGAAATTCTCCGTCAATATAAGGATATGGTTTGAACACAAACGGATGGAAAGATTCGGATCCATTCCAATACGGACTTTGTCCTTCCTCCAGCACAAATCCGTCCGGGGAAAGATAACGGTAATACCAATACGTCTCGATTCTCCGTTCATAAGTGATCAGATTCTCAGCCGCATATTTATCCGGATCCATGAATGTAACGGGAGCCCCGTCCGTATCTAGCATGGGGGATCCATCAGGATTACGTTTTATATTAAGTTCAAGACGGCTACGGTTTATTTCCTTAATGCTCTCTTTCTGATCATAAGGAACAAAATAAGGCTCACTCTCCAAGGGATCATTACAAAACCAGGCCTTCCGCCTCTCCTTCGTCCATAATTCAATAACACGGCATTTTCCGAACTCCGAAGGATAGTAGAAATCGGTAGATTCAATCTGTGACGTGCGTGTGTCACGGCTGAACTGCGAGGCGATATATTCATTATCAAGACAATGGTTATATATCTCCTTCAACTTTATATCATCAGAATCCGAATGTGAGAACAAAGCAAGCACCTCGGAGAAGTCAAGATCATGAAGGAGACCACAAAACCGTATGTCTGCAAGATTGAAATCAAGACTGTCGGGAAAGAATACAAAGTTCGGATTCACATAATCAGTGAACACGTCCAGTTTTCCACGACGATAAGCCCATGAAATTTTATATATAGGCAGACCGGATATAAGATATTCCTCAAAAGTACGCGCATCCAGTTCTGAACGCCTGTTGAGCTTCATGTTCTGCCGGAGTAAGGCTGACATAATGTCCGCATATTCCTTCTCCTCCGGATCAACAGCATTGCATACCGGCGCGGTATCGTTCATTCTGAACTGCCCTTGTACGACCCGTTTGATCTTACCCAATATGTTGGTCTGCAATGCAGGTATACCCTTCTCCTTAAGATATTGCTCCTTCGTTATATGCCGCCCGTTGTAAACAATCTGCCTCTCATACTGTTTTCCGTAGGCATACGATTTGCATTCGGCACGCATCTTTCTGAAAGGAGCAAGACGGCAATATGCATTATAGGCTACATGCAGCCATCTCTCGGCCCGCCGCTGTCCGTCGAATTTTCGATGCCCGTAAAGCAAGGAGTCAGATATTTGTTCGTTATCGCGCATGTTCATTATTCTTTTACGACAAAAATAGCTTAATAAGAACTGGACGAATGTATATAATGCAGTCAGCATTATATCAAAGCAGATACGGCAGATGAGATTATATTTGTACTATTAATCGTTTTTTATATGGAAAAGAAAACAATATGTGTGGATTTTGACGGAGTCATAGCACAATACGACGGATTTAAAGGTAATGACATCTTCGGTGATCCGATTGATGGTGTACAAAGTGCCATGGAAGTCCTAAAAAAGAAAGGATTCACAATCATCATTTTCACAACACGCACCGCCAGTTCCAAATTAAAGAAATACCTGAATGACAATCACATCACTTATGATTACATAAACGAAAACCCGGATCAGCCTAAAGGCAGCAATTCCGGAAAGCCCATAGCCGACATATATTTAGACGACCGTGCCATCTGCTTCAAGGGGAACTGGAAATACGCACTCGAATCCATCGCTTCCTTCATTCCATGGAACTCACAGAAGATAGATGAGAAGAAAGAATTTGAAAAAGCCTTTGACAATTATAAGAAAATGACCAAAGAATATGCACTTTGCAACAGTTAAGACTTATGAAAACATCCATAAACAAACCGGAAATATTCAAATATGTCATTGCGCTTACAGCCCGGGCAGGAAAAGCCGGCGGTAATTATCCAGATATAGCAGCAACAGAAGACAATGAAGCTGTACTGGATCTTTATCTTACCGCCGCAGTAAATGAAGCGGAAGGCGAGCTTCGGCGCAAGATTAAAGACAGTAATGATATAAACATGACCTCTTCCGGGAATGAAATTATCATTGAATTCAAAAACTTCATACGCATGGATGAAGGTATCACGGACATGATACGCACGGCAATGAGACTGTATGCTTCACATTATCTTGCAGCCGCATGGCTGGAGCCTACAACGGATAAAGAACTTTGTGAAGGATACAGGACCAGTGCATCCGGATACTTGAAAAAAATAGTATCCGCCCTAAACCAACGATCAGAATTCATCGTACCAGAAGCCGACTACGAACAGCGCAATAATAATGACTATGAGTTGCAACAGAGCCAGTCCGGAAATGCCGACTACGAACAGCGCAATAACAATGACTATGAGTTGCAACAGAGCCAGTCCGGAAATGCCGACTACGAACAGCGCAATAACAATGACTATGAGTTACAACAGAGCCAGTCCGGAAATGCAGACTACGGACAACGCAACAGAGACAACCTTTATACAGGAATAGGTTGCACAGGCATGGATGTGCTTACAACAGAAAATCCATCCGGTCCAGATGTTATATTAAGAGACAGATATAATAATCCTTTAATATACAAGCCATGAGAGAAAGAGAAATTTGGATACGCCTGCTGAAAAAGCAGATAGTAAACGATGTAGCGGTGCAATGCAATCTGATAGGACGCTCATTACAAAAGAGCGAAGATACAGAAGAAACTGCATCAGAAGTAATGACACCTGATGATGAGGCCACAAAGCCGGTTGTGGCCCGAGCGATGACGGAGGCTTTCGGTGAGGTGAAACGTGTCTGTCAGCAATATCTGATAACAGGCCGGGACACAGACGACAACCGTCTTGAGAGAATCAACGAAATGAACCGAAGTACTGAAACGATATCATCTGGATCACTGGGAACTTACAGCCTTATACCCGGACAAAGTTACATCATCCGAGTTATTACAGACGTATCTGTAACGGTAAGCACATCAACAGACAAGGTACTTGGTCAAGTAACCGGTACCGGGCAGTTTGAGTATATCCCTTCATCAAACGAGAGGATAAAGATAGAAGGCAGTGACGGCAAAGCGGAGGTGACTTACTTTTTTGGTGACTTCGGCATGTATGAATTAAAGCTTTCCATGCCTGCAAGTTTCAATATCAGCATGACGGAAACCATCAAAAGTTGCGCACACCGTATGATGGTGGATTATGTAATGAGTGCTGTCCTTAATAACCAACTTCCGGAAAAGGCGAAAGAATACGCGAATTTCTTTACCGGTGACATAGAGGGTTTGCGTGATGCCTTACGTTCAAGAATAAAACTGATGGGCAGGAGACCCACGGACTGGAGTTGATACGGTGCCGGTCCCGAAAGATCGGACTATGTGCCATCTCCGGAACCGGCTTTTTCCAATGCGGACACACGTTTTTCCAGTTCGGACAAACTGGTTTCCAAGCCGCTTACATCCGGTATCTCACCACGTATCTCGATCAAGGATTTTGATATTTCCTCAAATTTTTTGTCATATTCTGATTTCATCCGTTTCAACTCGTTTATAGCGGACACCATAAGCTCAAGATTCTGCTTGGTCTGGCTCTGGTATGTCCTGAACTCTTCACGATGATCATCATACGCTTTGTCCGCCAACCTCAAGATATCAACGATTATCAATCCTGTAAATGACAAATAAAAATCACCAATTCCGGCCCATTTCCCAGAAAGTTCATATTCCTGCCATTCCTCCGATTGGTCAATATGCTTCGTCTTCAACGCATAATCTCCCTGTGTATCCGTAAAACCTATTGTAAGATCACCTGAGGATTTACAAAGGAACCGCACTGAAAGAAACAAAGCATCATATTCTTCCGTGTAGTCAACAGTTATAGAAATGTTCTCTTCCGTCAGTTCTCCTTTCTTCTCATTAAATATCCTATGTTTCTCCGGCTTCCTGATGAGGCTGTTTTTCTGTAACACTCCCCCATTGCTAATATGCAGCAACTTCCGGTACTCATACAAATCCGTATATGCCCCCAAAGCATCATCTGAAAGATTGAAAAACTCCCATCCTGTCTTATCTGAGAAAGCGGAATTATATAGGTAATTGAATGTTGATGAGCATATATCAACTGCATCAACATAACTTTCAGCCGCCAGTGACTTGTCAAAAATAGACTGGTTGTCATTACCTCCTCCTGGTAAATAAGACGGAAGGCCAACGCCCCCTCTCCTGCTATTCCCGATTTCCTCTCTTTGCGCTTCCTGTCCGCTTCCTCCCTCAAGACGGAATACTGTCAAGACTTTACCTTTTTGTTTCATAAGTCGTTATCTTAGTCGTTTTTCAGGCATGATATCATATATCAGCCGTATTCCTGATATGTTCTCTTTAGCTGTCAGTGCTGTTTCCAACGCAATGCGGTAGTATTTGAAATACCTTCCTCTTATCGCTCCCACACGTCTGGCCTGCGTTTCCCCTATCTTATACCATTTCTTTCCATCCTGTGAAGCAAACAGTATCATTTTCTGCTTACCTGAAAAGATGCCTTGTACCGACATATCCATAAGCCGTTTTAACTGCAAAGTATCCAGTTTCAACGCTCTTGTAACAACAATCCCTTTATTTATCACCTCGGAGGAATAATCATATATATCTGTGAGCCGGACAATCCTGTCTTCAATATGCACATACGAATATGGAAATATATTGACAACAGATTTAACACGTCCAAACACGGCCGTGTTCCATCTGTTTTCAGGAAGAGAAAGCACAAAAGACGTATCCATATCCTTCAGCATAAAAATAATCCGTTGGTTCGCATAATCATAGGCTATCATGGCTGTCTTGATCAGTTCAATAGGAGGTTTGTCAATCATTTCCATATTTGTTCCAATTTCTTCCGGCACAGGTTCGAAAACTCCCTGCAACGCCTGTGATATACAATCTATGGAAGCCCCATTTGTGATCATAACACCTCTGGATGAAATGAACAACACTTCCGAATCCATCTGTGTGATTGATCTGGAATTCAGGCATACGTCTCTCTGTATCGGAGAAATGGTTGAATAAAACCCTTCAGAATTGACGCTCATCGCATAATTTCCGTCAGAACAGAACAGTAGCATGGGGAATTGTCCGAACTGTCCCTGTGATATGGCTGTAGTAACCGGACACATTGCATAAATGTCACCGTTCCCTATTGTATAAACTCCATTCAATGGGAAATAAAAAGGGTTTCCCACTTCCGAAACAAACATCTTGTTGCTCAGTTCCTCAGACTGCAAGGGTGTAACGGACGGTACGGATGCCGACGATTCATTTGTATTTTTTAACAAGCTACAAAAATACGCCCCATTTAAAGTCGGATGTTCCGCCAAAGGATACTCAAACACCATGGAACCGACCACAATCACCATTTTATACGCATCTGTATCAGGATAAAACAGATATACAGGAAGTATCTGTTCCAAAACTTCCGTATCACTTTTGACTACAACATCCCCGTTGCTCCCATGTATATACGTATATATTGAAACCGAAGAATCCCCACGACCTAGGAATTGTGATATACACATGGGATTGAATCCCTTGAAAAAAGTTCTTTTCACATTTGCAATATGCAGACGGCTGTTATATGTCGTGGAAAAGTCAGGAATGATGATATCGTGTGTCATATAATCATCTGTCAATGTCTCCCTAAGTTCCAAATTGCTCAAAATATGATCCATGTCCCCTTCCGCACCAAACAGATAGCGGATGTCGCTGGAAAGTTCGTCCAGTTCCAGAGTCTTCACATGATAAAAGAGGGAGGCGTTACATATTTCCTCCTTGAACTCATTACGTACTTCCATGCCCCATGCATATGTAGCAGCAGCCTCGTTTCCAAACTTTCTATCATAAGCCTCGCTAAAAGGCCTTGGTGGATAGGAGTACTCTGACAAATCATCCATAATATATCCGTATGTGTTGCTCTTGCCTTGGGGAAGATCTTTCAACAGACTCTGACTCATGTCTATTTCACCGTCCGTATAAAATGTATAGAATTGGGAGGATATAAAAATATCCACTCCTTTTATAATATCCCCCCACTCCTGTATCGCCTCCTTGTCATTGTTGGCACATGCGTATGAAAGCCATGAGCAGAATGAGGATATATAACCAATGCCGGTAAAAATCACCTGACTCAGCCGCTCAATTTTACTGACTACCACCGGTGCACCGGAGTCATTAGGCAACATAAGCACAGGTGCGGACTGCATGATGACAGAACCGTCATAAAGGCGGTATGCATAACGTACAAAAAAAGGGAAAATGAAATATCCGTCTTCTTGCTGTTCTGCTATATACTTGTTTATCTCAGCATGTACTTTTGTGGATATCCCCTGTACATATTCATCTTTTATCTGCCATTTATCCCCATTAATCCACATCTGTTCCTTCTTGTACAGTTCAAATTCTCCGCTTCTTCTTACAGTTGAATGCAAGGAAAACACCAAAAGTGGTTCCGGAGGTTTCTGCCCCAGATATTTGTAGTTTCCATTTTTCCATAAGAAATAATGCATCCCGTCCTCAGCAAAGGCGACAAGCGTGTTTCCTACCGACAACAATGAACTGGCAGGTATAGACTCATCCAGCAATGTAAGTGACAATTCCCCCTTATTATTCACATCAGCCCAATATAATGACAGACCGTCTTGAAAAATAAAATGTGAATATGACGTAGCGGAATGTATATATAACAGTTTAGCGGAGTTATGACTTTGTGGAAGGATATATTTCTCTCCGGCAAGAACAGAAGGCCTGATACTGCCGTCATGAATCTCCAGCCCGACAGATGCGGAAAGCTGCCCGTCAGGAGAAATATCGGAATAAGGTGTCAGGTTAAGTCCCGAGAAAGATATTTGTTTCTCCGTCATAATACTTCTTTTTTATAAAATGAATAATAAACATCACAAATATAACAACTTACATGTTCCTGTTCTGTATATTCTGAACAGTTGAGGCTATATCCCTTACCGGAGATGTCGAGATCCGCCACACAACGGTCACGACAGTACCGTCCTTGCCTTTCAGAAAAACCGGCTTCCCATGAAAGCGCAACCTGCATATCTCATTCCCACCCCCGATTCTTTGCAAAGCACGTGTCACATACGGACTATGAATCTCACAAGATGAGGGAAGAAAAAGAAGATGGGGACGGTTCTCACACAACGGATCATAAGAGAATATCATATATGCCCTCACTTCCCCCAGCACAACGATCTGTACAGAGTATTTTTCCGTTAATCCGGCTTTCCGAACACATTTTTTACTTATAGTCACATGCTTATGCCTGCCATTAACATATATATGATGCTGAAGCACGGGAATCTTAAGTTCCCGTGCTGTTCTTTTAATATCTGACGGTATGTTTGCCAGTTTCATAGCGGAAACAACGGTATCAGTTTGTACGCTACCGTCTCACCGTCATGCTCGTCCTGCACTTTCCATTCCTCAAGTCGGAAAGTGTATGAGGTTACCAGCGGATCTATTTTCAGATCATACAATATCTGGCTTGGCGGTGTCGTATCCAAATCAGCATAGCTGGAAAAGAAGCGAAGACATCCGAGGAAACGTCCTCCCACATGATTGATATGTGTCCGGTTCATCCATTCAGGCTTGCATGGCTGGAGCATGACGCTGTCCTTCCCCAGTTCTTTAAATATTATAAAAGCTCCGGTGGGCATTTTGTCACGGACAAACATCCGTCTGAAAAGAATGTCCCTGTGCAGTCTGGTATTCCGAAGACGGCATATAGATGTATAACCTGTCCTTACCGGCTCCTTTCTGTTTTCCTCCAGCCGCTTGTATTTCTTATCCAGATCCTCTATATGATCCGGATGGATCAGAATATTTTTTCTCTTGTTCTCCATGGCTAGTCCTCAATAAAATCAATCATGAAATACTCTTTCCAGGACACATCCCCGTTGTCAAAGCACACAAGCGCCCGACTCCCGTCCTTTGAAATCTTCCTTACTGTCCCCGTACAGGTGATATCCCCGTCAAAAAAGACACGCGCACCTTCCTTGCACTGTGTCCTGAATACATTAATTTTCATTGTCGTCTTTTTTATTTAAATGGTTGGATTATTAGAATACTGTTTGTTGCAATGCAACAGTTCGAAATAGCCTGTCATGGCTCCCCTTGGAAAAGCACAATGACATGGAAGACCATATATCTGACATGCGCAATGTTCGCACGGTGCTCCGGTCTGCTCATATTTCGTAACCGCATCCTTTCTTGTCATAAGCTCGTTATAATGTATCTCGCTACATTCCTTCCAGTCATCATCTTTCGGACGTACGGACATGGCCGGATCTATCTCCGCATAATAATAACGCATCTCTACTTTCTGCGGATTAGCGCGCGATACAAGTATACGTCCGAAATGACGGTAAAGCCTGTTCGGCAGCACCTTGCCTTCCGGCACGGAGCGCAACTGCGGTATGAACTGATCCTCCTTGTGGAAGAGCCGTATGAGTCTTATCACCCATAATAACATCTTTTTTCTCATGGTTCCTGTTTTTTTGTTTCCTTGCGGACATAACGATAAATAACATTCTGTGCGTTGAGGCTTATTTCATCACACATTTCTCCGAATAACGCGCTCATACGCTCATCACCGAAACTGTCTACATACCGGGTTATGTCCCGGCACTCTGCCGCAGCCTTCTTCGCCCTGACCACTACGGGAAGGGTTACGGAACGATCAAATCCTTTAAGATATTCCTCGAACTCCAGCGCCGCGCCATAAAGCATGTCAGCGAATACGAATACCTGATGCATCAACACCAGCGCCTTATCCCTCTCCTGTGGTGTAAATTTTGGTAGAAGAAATGACAACGGCACATGTTCACGAACATTCTGCAAGGCCGCAATTTTTCGTTGCAGCTCGGCCATTCTGGCGTAACGGCGTTCCTTTATCGCCATAGCAAGCTGCCTTTGTAGTTTTTCTAGTTCTTTTTCCATTTTATATCCATTTACGACGGCTGTTGCCGCCAAGGTGAACAATATTGAACATCTCCTTGACACGGTCCAACACATAATCTCCGTATAGGTTGCGAAACTGCGACAAATCCTCCATGTCGATGTTTGTCGTACCGAATGTAAGCATCTCATGCCGAAGTTCGTAACGCATCTGCAAGATGGTCTGTATGACATTGCACGACGTACCGAAATGCTTTGCATTTTCCTCCCGCCCAATCTCGTCAATTATCAGGTGTCCGGCCATGCCTTTTGTTGTCCATCTGTCAAGCGCCTCCGTACCTTGGGAGGAATAACGTAAGGCTATCTCCGTGGCCGAACGCATCTCAAAACAGATGTCGGAACGGCGACAACCGTATACAAGTCTGTTGATAAGTGCCATATAGACCTGCAATCCTTTCAAAATGGTGGTCTTCCCGCTTCCCACCGGACCATAGAGCAATATTCCTTTCTTTCCGGACAGCACATCTGACTTATGCCATACCCATTGATATATCTCGCTTAGCAATTGACAATTTGAACCGTCCACCATGAAATCAGGAGTAACTTTCCGCATGGAAAGTATCAGCCTGTGCTTCCAGAACTTCTCTATTTCCTCATCGGACAACATCATCCTTACGTCTCCCATCCGGAAGTTATACTTTCCCCTGTCCTCCCAGTTTGATGATGTGTGGGGGATCGATTTCATGACCGTAATTGTAGTCCTGTCCTCCGGTCCGGGCATTAGTTCTTTTATCTGTTTTGGTTCTTTCATCGGATTTACATTCAAGCTTTTTATTCAGCCAATTGGAGAAATGCCTATATTCGTCTCCCGGATTGACCATTGTACAATTCTCATTCTGAAGTTTCCGGAAAAATTCTTCCAGAAAGTCCGATAATGTTTCCTGATTGAAAGCCTTGTATCCCTCATGATGTTTGTTCATGATGAGGCCTTCCGCCCAGGAATCGTTCCGCTTCATCTCATCAAACAATTCCTGCAAGGGTTTCAAGGGGGAAGAACCAAAAACTTTTTCTTCTTCTTTTTGAAATAAAACATCATCATTATCATTCTCATAATCATTTATAGTTAGATTTGTTACGCTTTGATAGCCCTTGTTACTTTTGTTATCACTTGTTAGATTTGTTACTTTGTGATAACACTTGTTACTTTTGCTATCTTTTGTTACATCCTTATTATACCGACTGGCCATACCTCTCTTGCCAGCCTCACTTCTTTTTGCTATAATATCGTCGTATTTGTCTTTATTAGAGTCTATCTGTTTCTTTATAAAGGAGAATGCCATTTTAGCCAACGGTCTCAGCTCCGACAATGTCCCCGACTCGGCATATTCAATGACCGCATCGTACACTTCAAGTCTGACCTCCGGTGGATAATCCACTAACACCTCTTTCCATTCAGTATAAAAAACAAAAGACTTCCGTCTGCTTTCCTGTCCCATAATACGAGTATATTATTTAATCATTTATTAATAGTCAGCCTGAACAAGCCACGTTTTACAACCTTTCTTTGTATCAGTCCTTCCCTTATCATTACCGGAACAAGATTCCGCACATATTCGATAGAGATAAATTCCGTTCTGACAAAAAGATCCTGCAAGGTTCCCAAAAAGCCATCCGGCCCGCAATTTTCTATAGCGCGAAGAATACATACTTTTGAGAAGCCCAATTTAAGCAACAAGGCACGAGAAAGAATGACTGTATCAGGTGGTACGTAATCCTGAACTCTCTTATGTTCAACCAGCAGATCTGTTTCAACCGCCATACGCACACGATGGTAATCTCTCCATTGTCCGTTGCCACAGGTCAACTTTCCTGCCATACGGTCAATGTCAGTCACAGTGGTACACGCACCATTATAGGTTAATATTCGATCTCCGATTTTCAGTTTTTTAAATTGTAAGGCATTCATGATATTTTAATTCCTTTCTAATCAAATATTAATCATCTTCAACGAAAGTGTTAGTCGTGTTTATCACACCAGCAGAATCAACGCTCTTACCATCCCGGATAAACACTTT